TCGAAGGGATCGTGCCGGCAGGAGAAGTGAGCACGGTCATGACCCTCACCGGGACAAAAGACGACGGGAGCGGCGCGCTCAGGATCGTGTCGACGGTGGATCAGGACGCCTCGATACTGGCGTTTACGCTGGCGCGTATGTCCTTCGGCGTCACGCCTGAGTCGTTCGCCAGATTGCACAAGGCGTTGTCGGAGGCGACGTCGCTGAGGGTGCAGCACACGGAGCTGGTTGGCCATGGATAGGTACAATCTCCTGCCGGCAACCGATGCGAATGCGGTCGAGCGCGTCTTCGAGGCTATGCTGGCAATGGGCACACGCTCAACGACAGTTGGATACCAGCATGCCAAGCGCATCCAGGCCGCGCTCGTCAATCGTCGTGACTGGATCGAGAAGGCGAACGTCGAGATCACGAAGGTGGTCATGCTGGAGAATGAGAACGCCATCCTCAAGCACCAGCTCGGCGAGCTGGACAAGATCAACAAGGCCCGGATCATCCGGGCTTTGGCCAATAAGCCTAGCGAGATGCGTGCCGTAACAGGGCAAAAGTATAGAGTAATGGAAGGTGATGCCGAACACTTCATGCCGAGGACCATTGGGCATCAAGTAGATATCTTGGCCGACTTCTTTATGGCTCACGGCATCAAAATGCCGGTACACTTCCCTGAAAGAGTTGAGGCCGTCAGAGCGGAGATGAGAAAGAGAAATTGGAGGTTTCAGGCGTCGTCCATCACCTGAATTGCGCGAAGTAGTATTTGTTTTGGCCAACCACACCACGAAAGGAACTGGCAATGACTGAAGAAACAACTGCACATCTGGTGCCCGATGAAGAAGATATCGGCGTCGATGTTGGCGCTGGGCTTGGAGGGTTCGGCATTGCGGTGCCGAGGCCGGCTCCCGTGCCGGCGACCGCACATGAGGAGGAGTTCGATCTTGATGAACTCGACGATGACGATGACGACGATGGCAGCGATGCCATGGTCGAGACGGTTGCTGCGGCGATGGCGCCTGAGGCGGCCAAGCCGAAGCCGAGGGAGCTGACGGAGGAAGAGAAGGAAGAGCTGGCCGCTCGCAGGAAGGCGGCCATTGAGGAGCACGAGAAGATCCAGGAGATCCGGGTGGCCACGCTGCATGATGCGGTGCGGCTGATCCGGGCCGGCATGATCCTCATTGCGGAGAGTGGCCAACGGGTCGTCGATAGCGGGCTGATCGGGAATTTGGATGCACCGCTCCAGATGTTCATCAAGAACTCGCTCGAAGTTGAGCGGGAATATCAGGCGATCCTGGCCGGCGAGCCCGTCGATGACGAAGAAGGTGAGATCCCCTCGATCCTGTCCGACTTCCTCAAGCGCAGCGAACTCGAAGAGGCCGAGCGCAAGGCCGAGGAAGAGCGCGAGCGGGAGGAAGCGAGGAAGGCTGCGGCCGCTGCGGCAATGGCCACGCATCATCATCACGAAGATGAAGAGCGTGAGCCTGAGGACGTGGACAAATATGCGGCCGAGCGTGAGGCGGAGAGAGAGGCCGAGAAGAAAAAGATTGACGAGTTCTTCGGAGCTGACATCTTCTAGTATCCATCGATAACGATGGAGGCAGACATGAGGGTGGTTGTAGCGTTACTTGCGGGATTGGTGGCTGGCTGTTCGAGCAGCCCGCCACCTAGCGGGTACTACCAGAGCAGCGCATCAGCAGAGGCCATGATGAGGGCCGGGCAGCAGATGCAAAGCCGACGACGCTACGATGATACTCCCGTGAACTGCCAATCGTTTAGGTATGGAGCGCATACCAACACGATCTGTAACTGACCAACTAATCACGACAGGGTGAATGAAGGTCCGGCCAAAAGCCGGGCCTTTTTCTTTGGCGATTGGCCAAATAGATGTAGACTTGTGGGTGATATTATGTCACCCATGGGAACACCACAACACGAGCACAGGAGCATACAATGTCCGACTTCCTCAACAAATTGAAGGCTGCGGTGAAGAGAGAACCAGAGGCGGTGAATGTCGTGTCGAGCATACACGCTCAGGCACTTGCCGTTCAGGTCATCGGCGCAATCAAGAAGGGCGAGAAGATCGATGTGGCCATGTCACAGGCGCAGGCTTGCAGCTGCAATGGGCTAACGCTCCGGTTCGGCGGCACGTCGCACTTCATGCACCACCCCGAGGCGGCCGAGTTCTCGAAGGTCTTCCCGACCATGTTCGCCTGCCTGGGAAGTGACGAGTACACCGACGACCAGGGTATCGCCATCGCCAGAAAATACGCCAACGAGTTCAGCAAGGTGCAGATGATCAGTGGCGTGATCTCGAACCTGCTCACGTTCAACAGTATGCACGGCAGGACGAAGCTGGAGCCGGCGGCCGAACAGTTGGCCATCCTGAATGCGTGCGGCGCTTACTTCAATCGCATGCTGAAGGACGATGCCGACGGTGAAGACGCCAAGATCGAGAGGGATCTGGAGGCCAGGGCCTCGGCGGCGTACCTCGAATACCACGGCAAGCTGAAGCCGATCACCGATCTTGCCAGCGTGACCGATCAGCACATCGATACGATGAAGGATGCGCTGATCATGCTGGCCAACAGCGGCGGCAGCGGTCGCTGCCTGATGATCGGCTTCGTCACCGAGGAAGGCAAGACGATCATGCTGGAGGATGGCAGCGACGATCACTTCGACAAGCATGTCGGTGTGGTGTTCATTGCCACGAACCTCGACACTGGCGTGACTTCGCCGGTCGCCGTGTTCCACTATGGGGATGGCCTGACGGCGCTCGTCGAGAAGGCAGAGAAGGCGATTGTGGATGCGGACAAGTTCGTCCCGTTCATGAATGGCCCGCTCAATACAATGCGGACGGTCGGTGCGAACATGACGACCAAGCCGCAGAGTGCCAGCGCGTGGCGCAAGGTCATGGCCGAGGCGCTTAGCGACGTGATGCAGATGGTCACGCCGTCCGATATCGCCGAGCGTCAGGCTCAAGGCGTCAAGCCAAGCACTCTGCACTAACCATCACCTGAATTGCGCGAAGTAGAATTGAAGGTTGGCCGGCTTTCCGGCCAGCCAGCGAAGCCCTGCGCAATGGGCCGAGCACACCACGAAGCACGAAAGGAATTGGATATGACAGGCATTAAGATCGGCTCCGTCCTAGCGGATGGCACGCCGGTAGCGGAAGCGGTGGAGGTTGCGAAGGTTGCCTCCGCTGGAGCAGCGCCCTCCCCCACGGTGGTAGTGGCGAAAGGGGAAGTGAAGGTCACGATACACGGCGTGCCGGCATTCCTGACGGCAGACGACGTGCGAGCCATGCTCAACGACGTCTACCACCTGACCGACGCCATGCACCATGTGAACGTCAAGCATGGGCTGCCGTCTCCGAAGCATGAGATCACGGTGCGAGCACTCGAAGGCGTGCTGCGTCACGGCGTGGCCACTGCGGTGGCCGCTTCGCAGGGCGGCACGAAGGAACGCAGGGATGCGCTGAGATTGCAGTCGTCCTATGCGCTGACGTCGAGGCCGACGCTGAATGGTGTCCCGCACTTCTTTGCCGGCACCGAGTTGGCTGATGCCAGTAAGGCTCCGAGCATTCGGAATATGGCCACGCAGGATCAGCTGCACCTGCTGGCGCTCGGCATCCTGAACAGCGCAGCGGCCGAGGCGTGGTACGCCGCCGGCAGCGAGACGTTTAGGAACACCTTCGAGAAGTTCGGCGATCTGATCACGCACGTCCAGACCCACACGCTCCCGAGCATTCGAGACAGCGTGGTCAAGGAGTTGCGCATGCGTGGCTTCTCTGACGAGCAGCTCATGAGCGGGTCCACACTTTCGCCCGTGGTGGCCACGGTCGACGACGCTGGCCGCATCACCGACCTCGATCTCTCCGCCCTTCTGCCGCCGGCTACGGCCGGCGCAGCGACTACCAGCACGACAACCACCACAGCAAGCACAAAGGAAGCTGCAATGTCTGACGCCCTCGTCTCCATCCCGTCTGTCAACGAAGCCATCAAGAACAACAAGTTCAGCCTCGACCCCACGATGGCCGGCATGCTGGATGGCAGCCTCCGTCACCTTGGTCTGCCGTCGATTGAAGAGATCGGCGCAGCGTTCAGGGAACTGGCGGCCAAGGGTTCGGCTGCTGCTCCGAGCGGGCTTAGCCTGAGCATCGGCGATGCCATGGAATACAAGGCCACGGCAGGCGGCACGATCCCGAGCGGCAAGTGCGTGACCAAGAAGGCGGCTGCGGTGTTCGGCCTGACTGGTAAGGCGGCTGGCCCGTTCAACATGGACGTGCCGGTCTACGAGTGGGACGCTCCGCACCCGCATGTGCCGGCCATTGATCCTGGCTACCAGTTCCAGCCGGTCCAGCTGCTCAGCATCCTCGTGGCCATCGTGACGAACCAGAGAGCGTGGCTCTATGGGGACACCGGCTGCGGCAAGACCACGCTCATCGAGCAGGTGGCAGCACGGCTGAACTATCCGGTCATCCGAGTGAACTTCGACAGCGAGATCACCCGCATGGATCTGATCGGGGCCAAGGACATCATCGTCAGTGGTGGCCATCCGGTTACGACGTTCACGGAAGGCGTGCTGCCGTCGGCGATGCAGATGCCCTGCATCTTCCTCGCTGACGAGCTGGACTTCATCCGGGCCGACGTTGCGTATGTGTTCCAGCGTGCGCTTGAAGGTAATGGGTTGACGCTGCCGGAAGATGCCGGCCGCATTGTTAACCCGCATCCTGGTTTCAGGATCTTTGCGACGGCCAACACGCAGGGCCAGGGCGACGAGACTGGCCGGTATCAGGGCGCGAAGCCGCAGTCTGCTGCGTTCCTCGACCGCTTCACCATGTGGATCCAGTGCGGCTACATGAACGACAAGCAGGTCGAGCAGATGCTGGCCGAGAAGAACCCGTCGCTCCCGACCAACATCAGGACCAGCCTGACCAAGTATGCGAGGGAGCATTGGACCGCGTTCATGAACGGTCAGGTGCTGACGGCGCTCTCGCCGCGCGGTCTGCTCAGCTGCGCGATGACGTACACCGTGTTGTCGTCGACCATCGACAGCAAGGCGGCGTTCGCTCAGGCCATGGAGCGCACGTTCGTGGATCGTGCGAGCCCGGCCGACGCGCAGACCATCAAGGGCCTGATCACTCGGGTCGTCTCCTAAGTTTCGTGTGGTGGTGAAGGAGGGGCGCGAATGCCCCTCCGACACGAAGGAGGCGCGCATGATGGACAAGAAGCTGGAGCGAAAGCTCGGCGTCAAGCATGTCGATGTGATCGTCGTGGCGTCCGTCGAGGACGAGGGCGAAACAATCGCCATGAACTCGTACCTCACCGATCCAGAGGCTGACGAGTGGGTCTCTGAACAGATGGCCAAAGGTCATCGCAGCTTTGCCAGGCTTAGGCTGGGCATCCTCGGGAACAACCAGGCGATGGTTGCCAAAGAGCGGGCATGGGAAGCGTTCATCGCAAAGCAAAAGGCCGACCGCCGCAAGGCGTTCGTTGCGGAAAGCATCGACTCGCTCCTCACCGGAGCGTTCGCAGGCGCAGCGTTCTTCACGGTGCTGACGATCCTGCAATCAATCCCAACCAACTGAAAGGCACGACACCATGAGTGAAGATGACGCATACATCAACAAGCTCGCAGCCGAGATGGCCAGGGGTGTGGCCCCTGATCTGTTCGAGCACGAAATGTACACCAACTCGAAGGTCTTGGGTCGTGACGGCGGCGTGGTCGTCGTGATCGGCGGCGACAAGGCGCAGACCGATGGCAAGACGGTCGTGTTGCCGGCGCTCGATAAGCACAAGGTGGTGAGCAATGAAGCTGCGAACGTGGCACGCGGGTTTGTTAACCACGAGTCTGGCCACCTGCGCTTTACCAATGGCCTCACGGTGAAGCGGTTCGCTCGGCACGAGCAGCACATGTCGTTCCTTAACGGCATGGAAGACGTTCGGATGGAGAAGAAGTTCGCCGACCAGTATCCGGGGTCGATGGAGCAGTTCTCCTATGCGGCCAACGCCACGTTGAGACGGTTCATCAAGCAGGTCGAGACGGGCGAGATCAAGATCGGCGACAAGGCCAAGCTGGTGCCGATGGCCACGGCCTGGGCGGGCCGGCGCAAGATGGGGCAGGCGCTTGAGACGACGCTGATGGAGAAGCTGGAGAAGCTGACCGGCGTCGAGAACATGAAGGTCGCCGAGTATCTGGCGGACGAAAGCCTGAAGGCGACCGGCACGCTGGACATCGCACGGTTCCTGGAGAAGTGGCTGGGCAAGGTCGACCCTGAGACGGAGGCCGAGAAGAAGAAGCACGAAGATGATGGCGGCATGGGTGCGCCGGGCGGCTCGCCGATGGGTGCTCCGCCGGAGCCGGGCTTTGCGCCGCCGGCTGGCGGGTATCATGAGCCGGACATGGCCGGCGCTGTTGGGGATATGCTGCCGACTGGCGGCGGCTCGACCGCCTACAAGTCGAACCTCGAAGAGGATAAGATTTGGGATCTCGACAAGTACATGGCCCCCGGTGGCGGGGCCAGCTCCGGTGAGAACCGCGTGCCAACAGTGACCGAGTACAAGAGGAACTACCTGTATGAGCAGTCGACGCACAAGCCGAGGCACGTCGACGATCTGCGAAAGCTCGGGCTCCAGAACGTCGAGTTCATGAAGACGCACCTGGGTCCGAGTGTCAGGGCGGTGAAGATGGCGCTCGAACGTGGGCTGATCGTGGCCAAGCAGAGGAACTGGGATCCGGGTCAGTCGAGGGGCAACATCGATCCGAAGCGCTTGGCCACGGTGCTGACCGGGTCGAGGAACTTCTATCGCAGGCGCAGCGCGCTTGAGATGATCGACACGGCCGTGACGCTGCTGATCGATATGAGCGGCAGCATGTGCAACGAGAAGGCCGTCGAGGCCATGAAGGCGGCCTATGTCTTTGCCGAGAGCCTGACCAAGGTCGGCGTGCCGATTGAGGTGTTGGGGTTCGTGAGCGACCGGGCCGGGCTGAAGAAGCCCATGAGCCGCAGCGGCGTGATCGACATCATCGTCTACAAGAAGTTCGTCGACTCGATGCAGTCCGGCATGTGGAAGGTCGGGCTGGTTACGAACGCCACGATGTTGGCCGGTGGCCACCAGAATGCAGACGGCGACAGCCTGCTGCACGCTTGGCGGCGGCTGAGGACGAGGCCCGAGCCGAGGAAGGTACTGATCGTTTTCAGCGACGGCATGCCCTGCACGCACGGGACCGGCGACGAGAACTACCACCTGAAGCGGGTCGTGCACATGCTGATTGCGCAGGGCTGCGAGACGTTCGGCGTCGGGATCATGACCGACTCGGTCAAGCGCTTCTATCCCGAGCACATCGTGATCTCGAAGGCGGAGGATCTGGCCACCAAGGCCGGCGAGTTCCTCAAGAACCTGCTGTTGCCGCAGCAGATGCGCCAGAAGCGGGCGCGCAAGGAGCTGAAGGCCGCTGCGTGATGGCCAAGCGCAAGCGCGTCAGGGTCGCTGGCCCCATGGACAGGCAACTGAAAGCCATGGGGTTCAGCTACACCGAGAGGCTGAAAGCTTTCGATGAAGTCAGGACAAACAGGACGGTCGCAGCGCTCGCTGCGGTCGCCCACATCGCACGCCACACACGAAGGAAATGACCATGGAAGATCAGGATCAGAAGGCCATTGAGTCGATGGCCGATGCAATGCTCGGCACGTTCGAGAAGAAAGAGGAGAAGAAAGAGGAGCCGAAAGCCAAGGGCTACGTGGGGACGAGGTATTGGGAAGAGTCGGAGCTGATGAAGCGCGCGAAGGCTCGGCCGCTCGATGACGATCTGGATAGCCTGGATCTGAGTGGGGGGTTGGGGGGAGGCCGCACGACCAGCACACCCCCCGATACTTTGCACACCACGAGCAAAGAGGGACATAGCCCCTACAAGCCGAGATATGGATCAGCCTTTGCCGGAAGTCAAGGGGGCGGCGCGCTGCCCACGAGCCCACTGCGGCATAGCCTGAAGAAGCTCACGCCTGCCGACGTGGACGGGTTGGACATGACGCGCATTCTCACGAAGGTGAAGGATGTTCTGCTCGACGAGTTCGAAAAACAGAATTGGCTGATCCTTGGCAACGCCGAGGCTCACATGTTCCGGGCTGCATGCGACAGCAACTTGAAGGCAGCGCTGCGGGCGGTCGCCATGAAGATCGCGACCAACGACATCATGCGCGACAAGACGAAATCCAAGCCGGCGAAGTGACGCCGGCCACGACACGACGACCATCACGACAACACCACACACGAAAGGAAAGCATCATGAAACTCGACGAGCCAATGACCATCGAAGCCGTGGACCTGAGCAAGGTTGGCGTTGCGCGCCTCCTCCATCCGATGTTCGGCGCGAGTAAGGTCGGCAAGTTCGTGTCCGTCCGCAAGGCTGGTGAAGGCGAGAAGACCAAGCTTGGCCTGTATCTGGGCGACCTGCCCTACCAGCTTGGCGGGCGCATTGCGGACACCGAGGAAGGCAAGACGTTGGTCATCGAACCGTTTCCGATGGGGAACCCCTGCATCTACGTGTTCGATGACAAGCAGTTCGTCTACGGCTTCGAGAGCTGGTGGGGCGAGATCCGTGATCCCGATCACCTGCGCGAGATCACGGACGGCGACATCGAGAACGTCTGGTACGTCCAGGCGCTCAAGCAGCTGAGCGAGAAGGAGGCGGCCAGCGAATAGCTGGCCAACTCCACCACACCACAACACACGACACGAGAAGGAATTTGGAAATGACGGACAAGGTTGAAGCTCACCGCGAGTCGATCATGCAGCAGCAGGCCACATGGTTTGGCGAGCACTTCATGCCGGCGCTGACCGATGCTGCGACGAGGACGGACGGCGTCGACATCGATGACATTGTGGCCGACCCGGCGTTCGAGGATATCGGGAAGCTGGCCAAGACAGTCTGGTCCTATTGCCGGGACACGCTGCCGACGCAGGAGTCTGGCCAGTTCACGCCGATGATCCATGCGAACACGGATGCTGGCGACGTGCTGATCGTCATGCCCGAGATGGCTGATGATAACGCGGACCTGAGGCGCTTCGCTCGTGAAGTCATGGCCCCGGCGGTCCTGAAGAAGATCGAGGCGAAGGCGGCGCTCGTGGCCACCGAGGTCTGGTACATCGAGCAGAAGATGCAGCCGGGCATGAAGCTGGAGGCGACGACGGCTGACGAGGCCAGGGCGGAGGTCTCCAAGACAATGTCGGTCCCCGTGCGAGAAGACGACCGGCGCAAGTCGGCGATCATGGCCATGGTCTTGACGCCGATGACAGAGCTGCTGATGACGTTCACGATCAACGAGGGAGACGGCCGCAAACTGAGCCCGGTGCCGACGATCATCGTGGCCAAGAACAAGGGCGCGATGCTGCCGCTCATGCGCTCACACTGGTATTCGGACGAGACGCCGGACCTGCCAGACTCAATGATGACAGGCGTCGGGGAGGCTGCGGAATAATGGGTGAAACCGTAGCCAAGGCTCCGTGCGCGTCCTGCCCGTACAGGCGGGACGTTCCCTCGGGAGTGTGGCACAGGAGCGAGTACGAGAAGCTGCTGCGGTTTGATGGCGACATCGTCGAGCAAGCGGTACAGGGCGGCATCGCCCTGTTCGACTGCCACCAGCAGGATGGAAATCTTTGTGCGGGCTGGATCGCTGCGCATGGAGCGGAGAACCTGTTGGCTTGTCGGCTGCACGCTGACGATCTGGACCCGAAGGTGTGGGATTATAAGAGCCCCGTCCCCGTGTTCGGTAGTGGCCAAGAGGCGCATGACCATGGCGTTCGAGATATCGAAGAGCCTGGCGAAGAGGCGGAGCGGACGATCAGTCGGCTTCGCAGGAAGCAGGAGCGGCGAGCAAAGACCCGCTGAAACGAAGAGCCCCGCGTGCGAGCGCGGGGCTTTTTTTGTGCCTGCATATAACACAGATGTGATTATGAGGGAGGCGTCGGCTTGTAGGTGGCGAAGCTGTCGTGCTCGACGATGGGCTCCGGTTCAGCGCCGAGGCTGGCGAAGATGCTGGGCAGGACTTCGGGGTTGATGTTGGCCAATACCGTGATGTCGGATTGGGTGTTGGGGTCGATGACGCCAATGAAGAAGAGCGCGTCCTTCGGGAGCGAGGCGCGCATGATCTGGGCTAGTTCCTTCTTCTGGTCTTCGGTCAGGGCTGGGTTAGGCATTCTCGTCTTCCTTCACTTGCTGGACGAATTTTTCGATGGATCGGTAGGTTTCCATGGACAGGAGCCGCCACGCTTCTCGGCATTGTTCGAGCGTGAAGTCGCCAACGTGGGCGGCTTCATCGAGCCCCATCGTGTAGGTCAGGAACCTGTAGACGGTGGAGCGGCCATCGCGCTTGTTCGGTGCTGCGGCCCACAAGGGATCGAGCATATCGTTGTGAAGCTTCATGCGGGCTTGGCGCGTCTCGCGATTGGCGGCGTAGCCTAGCGGGATATCCGTGCCGTCGTGGCAGCCGACATAGGTGTCCTCACATAGAGGGCAGGCGTGAAAAATTCTGGAACCGTATCGGTCGCGGGAAGTTTGGGAGCGGTAAATCTCGGCTCCGGTTTTTTTGACGCAGGTCGAGCCGCAATGGAGGCAGCTGGTCGTCTCCTTGCGTCGGCCGTAGGGGATCTTTCCTCGGGCTGAGGTGTGCATGGGAATGTCTCGCTGGTGTGTCGTGCGGGTGATATCATGTCACCCTGAGGAACACATTGTCAAGCGAGCACATTGGTGTGTGCTGAAATAGAAAGAGCCGGTCGGTTCCCCCCGCCGGCTCTCCCCCTGAAAAGGCTTCGTGTCGAATTTCGTGCAGTTACTGCGCGTTTTCGAACGCCTTTTTGACCCCTTCCAGGTACTTAATTGCGTCGCCGATTATAGCGTCGTGGATCTCTCCGACCGCCGCGCGCTCACGGGCAAAAGCGATAATGTTATCAAGGGATTGCAAAGCAGAAGCGACGGTGTCCGGTGTCGTTGCGGAATGGGTGTTGCTGGTGTTGTGCATCGTTCGAAAATCCTGTGCAGGTTTTCGTGCAGAAAGCTGGTCGAGCAGCCAAAGCACGACTGGCCCTCAGGGCCATTGGTTGTGTACTTGGGATATCGAGACGGTGTTGTTGGTGTGAACCTGTGGTGCTGCGGAGTGGGATTGAACCACCGACCTCACCCTTACCAAGGGAATTTTTGCTCCTGTTATCAGGGGCTTAACTCCCTCTCGGTCCCCCCAACAACGCCGCCCCGAGCAGGCGACGTTGGTGGTTAGTCTATATACCTCCGGGTTATGCGATCTTCTCGACGGCTTGGCGACGTTTATCAGCTCCGACGATGGCGTAGGTGGCCAGCATCCGCTTGTCGACGTGTCCGAGCAGGTTGGTGATGATGATGTCTGGCACGTCCTTGTCAAGGAGGTTTGTGCCGAAGGTGCGGCGCGCGTCGTGCGGCGTCAGGTTGGGGAGGCCCGCCGCCTCCACAAGATCTGCGAACACTTTGTTGACGAGGCCGGGAGTATCGAGCGGCAAGCCGGTCCGAGAGAAGAACACACGGTGATGGTCTTTTGGTTTGCGCAGCGCGCGCATGGCCGTGAGGATCGGCTTGAGCGTTGAGTTGACCGGGATATGCCGTTCGATCACGGTGCCGCGTGCGCCTTTCTTTGAGCGAAGCACGACGACGTCCGGTTGGCCATCCTGATCGAGGAGGATGTCGCCCCAGGTCAGCATGCACATTTCGGAACGTCGTGCTCCCGTGGCGAACAGAAAGTTCAGGTGCGGCACGAACCATGGATGAAGATCCTCGCAGGCATCCATCACCTTGGCCTTCTCGTCATCGTTAAACTTCGTATCCTTCGGAGGATTGTTCTGAGGCTTAGCGATGCGCAGCGGCTGAAGGTTCATGCCGATGCGGAGAAAGTTCAGAAAGCCTTGGATCGCATTGATCTCGCGCCGGATCGTGGACCCACCTAGACCGGGACGTTGGCAGAATTTTGTCACGTCGATTGGCATGACGTCGACCACACAGAGGTCTGCGTGCTTGGCCACGAAGGCATCGACATAGCTGGCTGTTGTTGCCCCTACTTCCTTTGGCCGGCCGTAGTAGAGCTTCGCCCCATCTTTGACCGTGAGGCTGGAGGCGCGGTCACGCTCCTTGCGGCCGCCGGTTTTCTTTTCGACTGAGGTTTCGAGCAGCTCACGCTCGATATTCTTCAGCGCCTTCTTGGCCAAAGTCTTAGCCGATGGCCCGCACCCTGTTGAGCGATTTACGCGTACCCCGTTGACGCTTCCCACAGCGTAATAGCGTGCGCCGGTCGCTCCCTCGACAAGCTTCAGCTTCAACATGGTTAGTTACTCCTACTAGTTACAAGATCATTGACAGGGTCATCCTGTCGGTACTCGCTATCCCAGCTCTTCGGCAGACCGCCGGACGCTTCCAAGTAATCGTCGTCGGAAATGCGCGCCAGAACTGGTGCGTAGGAAGTTATAACCGCAGCCCTACGGGGTGCTGCAAGCTTCTTTCTAATTATGACTGTGTGCGTCTTGATCGTATCAGGCGCAACCTTTAGTCGCTTGGCAATCTCCTCATTCGATGCGTCTCGGCACAGCATTTGTAGGATGGCGTGCTGTTTTGTGGTGAACTGAGACATGTAAACGATATCGGACGAGAGCGATGAACCTTGGGCAGGCGAGAAATTGCCTGACGGTCGGGCGAGTATCATGTCTATCTTGGCTTCTATACGCGCCAAGGTAGAACGAAACTCTTGGTCGGTAGCTGTAGGCATACGCGGTAACTCCCTTCTTGGTCAAAACTGTCACCAGTGGTGACACATTGGCCTATAACCGTCAAGAGGCTATCAGCTACTCCATTGGTGGAGAGGTAAGCCTCGCGTTGGCTTCAAGTTGTCAGCGCGATTTGACACTAGTCATGGTACGATTTCGTACTCGGACGTCCGACCAAAAAAAGATGTCGCATGGTTAATGCGACATTAGCAATTCCTAAAATCTTGGGAGTGAGGACTAGGAGAACGGTACGAAAGCGTACCGTTCGTTGTCAGTTTTTGGGACGGCCGATCTTTGTGCTTGCCTTGATCCGGCCATAGATCGCGCCGGCATCGAACAGGAACGACACGAAAAGCGGCATCGCAGCCGAAAGATTGTCAATAGCCACCTTCACCTGCTCGTCCTCAACATCGATTGCGATGAAGAGCGACAAGAGCTTGAGCGCGATGTTGAAGAGGACCATCCAGAATGTGGTCGAGGCGAAGATCGATTTCGTTTCCATGGCCATGGCTCCTTATACCGGCGACTCTAGGCGCGGCCCTTCACCCGGTCGTCCTGACATCGGCGCGGCGTCGAACATGTAGCCATGGGCTGGGTCGACCTTGATGGCCAAGATCGGGGAGGACGGCACCTCGTTGACCACCTCAGCACCGAGCAGGTCGACGAAGAATTGGTTGGCCCCAGGCTTCATACCAATGATGAGTTCGGACGGCTTGATGGGCATGGGCAGCGGGTTCATGTACCAGACGGGGATGTTGACGCCTTCACGCTGGAAGAGCGCGCGCATGAACTTGCCGAACTCGATATAGGCCGGGGCCAGCATCGAGATCACTTCGTGCTTGCGCATGTCGGGGCGCGCTCCGAAGTCGTCGTAGACGACAGGCATGGCCAAGAGACGGTCTTGGATGAGGGCGGGGTCGTATAGGAGTTTTGTCATGAGGGGGTGAAACCACGACGGATTTGATCGGCGGACAAGCCGGGGCGGAAGCCACGCTGGACGAGAACGGCCATGACCTCGGGAGGTAGCTTGGTCCAGCCGCCCCAATTGGTATCGGGGTTGAAGGACTTCGGCACGGCGGAGCGCATGTCAGCGTGGATATGAGTGGGGTAGTAGCCGAAAGCGTTGAAGCCGTTGCCCGCCAGGGCATCGACCAGCTTGGCGATCTCTTCCTGCGACATGCCGGCGGTCGAGATGTCTGAGGCGTCGCCGTGGGTATGACGAGACTCCTTGGCCACAGTGATGCGGTTCGGATCGCCGCTGTTGCGGATACGATCCTGGTGCGCTTGCGAGCGGTAGCCAGATGAGATGGTGATGTCGCGGCCGAGCTGATTGGCTGCGAGGGTCAGTGCCTCACGGGCCTGCGGCTGGATGCCATCAATGTTGACGTGATCGCCGGCCGGCTTGATGCCGAACTGGAGCGTCGTCGAGGCGGCTTGCAGAGAAGTGTCCTTGCCAAGGGGAACGGCCTTGTCGGGCACGCTGGACGGGTCAGGGCGGAAGGAAGAGGACAGCTCTGTCTGAGTGGGCATGCTGACGTCCGTCGAGCCCCCGAGGGGGGCGTAGGCGGACTGATAGGAGAGAGGGCTTCTTTTCCGAGAGAGGATCTCACCTGCCCTGATCATGCCAAGGCCAGTGAAGCTCACGCCGGGGTCGTCGTACATCGTCTGAGCCTGGCGCATCTGCGCGACCTGCTGCTCGTCGAGGGACTGCGCTGGCTGTTGGCCAGGGGGAGGAGGTTGAATGGCGGCTGTGACGTTGGGCGTCTGGCCGTAGAGCTGGCCGGCATAGTCGAGGCGCTTGTCAATGTGATTGAGCTTCGGGTTCTTCGAGGCTCGTTCGTAGTGGGCCATGAAGTTCTGCGCGGCCGAGTGCGGATCGCGAGCGCCGAGGATGGCGTCGCGGTTCTTGGCCGCCTGCACGTCGGCATATTGGGAGTCTGGGTTCAGCTCTTCGAGAACGAAGTCCAGCTGCGCGTTGAGATCGGTCGGCGAGCGATTGGTCGACTTGGCGAACTCTTCGAAGTTGTCTTTGCGGCCATGGCGGAGCTGTTGCACATAGTGGGCTGAGCCTTTGTCGCCACGCTGGTCGCCGGAGATCACGCTCGGGCTGAAGTTGCCAGACTCGATGGCCAAGTTCGCGACGATGCCAGCGGCCACCTCGGGCGAGAGGCCCTTGCTCAGGTAATACTGGTATGCGTAAAGCGCGCGATCATTGACCTGCATGTTGACACCTTAGCCGTGAAACCACTTCCCGATGCTGACCCTGATCTGATCCCAGGCGACGAGCGCGCCGGCCACTGAGAGAAGGATCCACATCGCTATCCGACCGAGGATCCCCATCACCTGCCAGACCTGATAGGCTCTGGCCATTTGGCGTAGAGCTTCGCGCTCCTCCTTGCTGAAGTTTGCGTTCTGCTCTGGCTCGATGCTCGGGTCTGGCATTTCGAAGTATTCCTGTCGTGGTGGCGTGGGCCAAATCCATGTTGAATGGATAGGGCTCAGGACTACTGACGGTCGTCCGCTTTGAAGCCGTGAAACCTCAGGAAGGCGTCGTAGATCTCAAGAAAGTCGTCGAACCGCATGGCCACGGTCGAGTGGCCAATGGACTGGCGAGACTGTCGATGGATCACCACTGGCAGATTGTCGCCGGTCGCATTGCGGACGGCCTGCTCCATGAACTCGTTGAGGGTGAAGCGTTCGGTCCTCTTGGCTTCGATGGCCAACCGAGGTGCGCCGAAAATGTCCGAGGATCCTTTAGACTGGTCGAAGGCTTGAGCACCGGCAACGCCACGGGCGACCTCGATGCCGATCTTGTCTTTGAGGTGAGCGACGATCTCGCGCTCGTAACGGAGGCCCTTCTCGCGGACGCCCTTAGGGGTGATGCGGCGCTTAGTAGTCATAGACGAGCCGCCTGCACTTGTCGCACATGTATTGGTTGACGGGCCTGGACTTGGTGTCCTTGCAGCGCATGCACGGGCGCTTCCAGCGCTTCGCCTGAATGGTCGGCACATACTTGGCCCCGACCGGCTCGATCAATCCGAGCCTTGCTGCGCGCCGCCTGATCGAGTCCTCGCATAGGGTGACGCCAGCTTCTCGAAGCTTGGCGATGATGGGCTTGATGGAGTTCTTCGGACGCCGTCGAGCTGACCCGATGTCGGGCGGCACCGTCTTGAAGAGATTGATCATCAGATCTTCTTGCTCATCTGTGAGCGCAAGCTTCTTCGGCATGGCCGTCCCCCGGTCAAATCACCCTGGGGAGTATTTGATATCACCTTTGTGGTTAATAACCATAGCCGTAGGGGTTGCATTTTGTGCAGAAATGTGGTACTCGCTCTTCGCGAGACGAGACGAAGTCGAGTTGAGACGAAGACGCGAAGCCGACGGCGTCGTCGCCTTTGGCTTCGCGGTAGCACGAAGTGACGAAGCGAAGTTTCGGCACTTTGGGATACGCGAGTACCAGCCCCGCCCGGTTGCAAAATCCCCAAATATTTCAGGCACGACCAATGAAATACCTGACAGCAGAGCAAGCGCGCCTCGAACATGCGCGCGTCAACGAAGAGCGCGAACGAAATCGCCGCCTCTATCCAGAAGAGGCGGCGTTCGTCGACGAGGTCAGAAATCTATTCGGAAGCGGCGCGAAGGTGGTCTATTTCGGCGAGCCGCGAGAGACTAGCGTCGAGCATTACTCAGACGCCAAGCCACTCCCTGATGGTAAATAGGCTGATGCCAAGCGTGCGGGCGATCTCCATGTCCGAGAGCCCGCTGGCATACATGCGGCGCGCACGCTGAACTGATGACGACGAACCGATCATTGCCTCCTCCCCCGTAATCACATTCGAGCAGAGCGCCATCCACTGGACACTGTCGTGCCGGTCGGTCCAGTCGCGCACCTTGCCGTAGCGCATTTCGTAGATCGCGGTCGGCAGCCAGTCGATGCCAAGCTCAGCCCTCGCTTTCGCCTCCATCTTTGGCCACACGGGCTCCGAATAGGCGTCGGCGTCATAGATGCCGGCGGTCGCTTCGGCGCGCGCCTTGTCGCGGTAGACCTGCGTCACATAGAACTGCGTCTCGACGTTGTTGAGCTGCGCCGTCGAGCCGGCTTCACGGGAGAACCCGCCAGTGCCCTGCGGCTTGTTCTTGTGGTGCAGCACGATGGTGGCGATGTTGTAGGAGCGCAGCCGCACCATGATCCTGTTGATCGGAGCCCATGCGTCAGCGTCGTTCTCGTTGATCCCTGGCCATGCCGAGCGGATCGTGTCGACCACGACGATGTCTGGCTTCTGCAAGCGGATATAGTCGCCGAGCTTCACGAGCGAACCGCGATCACTGAGCGGCATGTCGTCGCCTTCCAGCCATGGCGTCCAGACGCCAAGCCGATCACCGGCATCGCCATAGCTCTTGGTCATATTATCGAGGCGGCGCGCCAGCGTCAGCTTGCCGTTTTCGTAGTCGAGATAGAGGACGCGAAGCGGGCGCGGGAACTCGAACGGGCCAAGCCCAGGGATGCCAGCAGCGCCGGCCGCCATGAGATGCGACGTGACCATCGACTTGCCGTGGCCAGTGTAGCCAGAGATGTGGACGATGCCGCCGACCGGGAGGAATGGTTCGATGAGCATTGGCTGCGTGGCGCTGGCCACGGCCAAGGCAGAGGCATCCGACATGCGCAGGAGTGTAAGGGCCTTCGACGCTTCAGGCTCAGGCGCTGCCGGCCGCTCCGGTTCTGGTGGCGTGGCACGCTTCTCTGTCTCGAACTTCTCCACTCGCTCCGGGTGATTGCGGCGCTCTGCGGCCTCGATTGATCGAAGCGTCGCCTTCCATTCCTCGTCGTCGAGGCGGTCCATATAGAACTGGTCCATGAAGGCCAGGATCCGCCGTTCGAGATCAGCACCATATAGACCTTCGGCGACGCACTCGCCGGCATAACGGGCGACGCGCTCGTTGCGGCCATTGCTCGCGCCTGTCGGGATCTTCGAGCCAGGATAGTGCGTGGCGATATATTCGGACGTGCGCTCCCATTCGGTGTAGTTCGTGAGGATGCGAGAGCCTGACAAGTCCAGCTCTTCGAGGTTATGGACCGGCGTCTCCATTGGCCAGCCGTTCCATTCAGGCGCGTCGTCCAGCTCGTAGATCGAGAAGCCCTCGTCGCACTCGATGGAGTAGCCAGGCGCATTGAAGGCCACGACGTAGGAGCCGTCGCCACGGAAGTCGAGGCCGGGAAACTTTGGCCAGTCGAGGCCCGTCGATTGCGAGCCGACGCGCGGCCCGAAGCGGCGATCATCCCGAGGGTGGCGAAAGATCAGATGCCGACCGCGTCTCGTCTTGACCCTGATCGGGGACCATACACCGTTCTCTTTGCAGAAGGCGGCTGCGTCGTCGTTGTCGCAGTCGACCACGACAAAGCCAGAGCGCTCCCCTGTGATGACGCCGACCAAGGCGTCTGGAAATTTCTCTGCCCAAAACTCGATCTGGAGTTCTTGCGCAGGGTCGTTCTGATACTCCCGCCATTTGACGAGGGGCACCTTCTCTTTCTTGGTGCCTTGGCCGTTGTGCACGGGGATCAGGTTCCACCCGTACTCCAACATGACTCTGGCTTCGTCCCAGCAGGAACCGCTCATTTCTCGACCACATAATCACGCGCGTTGATCAGAGGGAACTCTGTGAGGATCGCGGCCAGCTGGTCGGTCGTCATCTTGCCCCGGCGGAAGATCGAATAGATCGCGGTCCTCTTTATGCCTGTGCGCAGGCGGACGAGGTTCGGCCCGCCGCAGTCGGCAATGAGCCGCTCGACGTCCATCGAAAGATTTTTGGACATATCACCCTCAGGGCTATTGACAATACACCCCAGGATTATAAAAACTGTCACCAATAGCAACACATTTTTGCGTCTACACCACCACGAAGCACGAGAGACCCCTATGAGCGAAGACACTAAGCCGTCGCCTGACGACCCGTTCACGGAGTTCGCCAAGGCCATGGAGACGACGGGCGAAACCGTCGAGAAGATCAAGGCCGAGGCCCCGGCTATGCCTGGGCCTGCCAGCTCGGTCCAAGAGATCATCGACAGCTACGGCGAGTTCGCCGAGTACGTGAAGGTCAGATCGGCGGCCGAGCGCGCCTATGTGAAATCCCGCAAGGACTTCCTCGAAGCAGCCCTGAATGCCGAGCTGACCAAGCAGGGCTACGTGAAGAGCTTCAGCAGCAACGAGCCGTCCCCTTACATGGTCGGCACGATCAGTGGTGAGAAGTTCGAGGCCAGCATCGACTACAGCGAGAAGGCCACCTTCAGCCAAGAAAAGCTGCGGGAGATCGACATGAACGTGACGGCCGGCGCGCCGGCCGTGTCCCTGCCCCCCGGTCTTTCCGTGAAGTATTCCGCCAACCCCGAGAAGGCCATCGCCGAAGACTTCAAGCACGACCTGATGGGCGCGATCACCGGCTACGAATACGAGCGCAAGGTGAAGTTCGCGAAGATAGAGGAGGCCAAGTAATGGCGTGGCGTCCGAAATCCACCATGGGCTCCGGCCTGCACGAGCCGAACAAGGTTCTCCTCTATGGCCATCACGGCTGGGGCAAGACTTGGCAGGTCCGCAATTTCCAGAAGCGCTACGGCAACGGCCTCCTGCTCTCTGGCGAGAAGGGTCTGAAGTCGCTGGCCGACGTCGACATTCCGCACATCGCATTCACGTCCTGGGACGGGCCGCACGACCCCGACAACGACGTCTATTCGTTCCGTGGCATGGCGCAGATGCTGACCCCGTCCTTCCTTCGGGACAACGATATCAACTGGCTGGCGCTCGACAGTATCACCGAGCTTTCGGAAATGCTGATGGCGTGGGCCAAGAAGGAAACCGAGGGCGAGAAGAACCGCTTCGCCGTGTGGGCGCTCTATAACGAGAAGATGATCGGCGCGATCAAATGGATCCGCGATCTTCCCGTCCACATCTATGTGACGTCGCTCGCCGCCGAAGGCGAGGATGACAGCGGCGGCTCGGACTTCTGGCCACACGTCCATGGCTCCAAGGTGGCCACGGCCATCCCCGCCAACTTCGACCATGTGTTCTGCGCCATCAAGCGCGACGTGGTCGAGGGCGACGACGTGAAGACGAAGCGCTTCATCGTCACCGAGCAAATGCGTGGATGGCACGGCAAGGCGCGCGACCCTTTCAATCGCTTGGCCGCCGTCGAGGAAGTCGACGACATCACTGAGCTGCTCGACCGCATGACGCGCTCGAAGGCTGATGACGAGAAGCGGGCCGAGACGCTGAAGGTGCTCGAAGCCAACAAGGCCAAGATCGAGGAAGCCGCGAAGGAGAAGGCGTGATGAAAAGATGGCTGCTCAAATCCGCGCCGCCGAGGATCGCCTTGGTCGCGATGTATGGCTGGATGTTTGGCGACAGCGCCGGTCGAGTTTACCGACAGGGTGATTTCTGGATGGTCGACTTGCTCTTCGCAGTTATCGGCCTCGCATTCCTCGCCTACCTGATGTGGATCAACCGGGACGTCTACGTCGAATAGTGCCGGGGCGGACCCGCAGGGCACTCCTCCTCCCAGCCCTGTGTGTTGCCGGCGCTTAGCCCGACGCGACTTCCCCTCCTCCCAAGCCGCGTCGGGCACCCTTTCACCACAAATACCATGAGCAAGGAGCATGAACATGAGCGCATTTGGTGGTTCTGATTTCGGGGGTGTCGATCTCGACCTCACCGAGAACAGCGTGAGCGAAGGTTTGCCGGTACTGAAGGCCGGCATCTACGACGTCATGAGCGGCGACGTGGAGCTGGTCAAGAACAAGGGTGGCCAGATGCTGAAGATCGTCCTGGCTGATCTCGCCGGCAGTGGCCAGATCACTCAGAACTTCAACATCATCCACTCGTCGTCCGAAGCGCAGCGCATCGGCCGCGACCAGCTCAAGACCTTCCTCACCCACGGCGGCCATCCTGACCCCGACCATCCGTTCAAGCACGCAAAGGAAGCGATGCTTGGCCTGAAGGTCCGCATTTGGGTCGAGCACGACGGCAAGTATGTGAAGAACAACAAGGAATACGACAGCTTCGCGGTGAAGCGGATCGGCAAGGTAGACCCGGATAATCCTGCACCCGGACCTTCCGCCGTTCAGCCGACGCGGCAGAGCGGGACGTCGTCCTCCCCGTCATCGTCGTCGGCTTCGAGCCGCACGGCTATGTCGGACGACATTCCGTTCTGACGATCATAGTCAGAGCCGGTGCTACCGCCCGTCAGCACGGGCTTTGATGCGAGGGGCGAGCCAGGTCAAGGGGCTCGCCCTTCTGGTTTACTGGAGCGAAATGGAAGCTAATGGACAAGATCGACGACGAAATGCTGGAAGTCCTGATGGCCATGAGCGCCGAGCCGGCGCGGCCACTCTTCTCTGGAGCGCGCACGATCTCAGCATCGATTGTCGGCAGCGAATGCGATGCCGCTTTGGCCTTCACGATCCGTGGCTTCAATGAGGAAGAGCCGACCGAGACACGGCGCAGGCTCTATGAGGTTGGCAATTTACTGGAACCCCGCGTGATCCAGCACATGCGCAGCATCGGGCTGGCCGTCGTGGACCGCGACCCAAAGACCGGCAGGCAGTTCATGCTGACCAGTCGAGAGGGCCACGTCAAAGCCTACCTCGATGGCTATATCGAATGGGATGATGCCGAGAGCGAGCCCGTCGAGATCAAGTCTATGAGCGACGACCGCTTCAAGAAGGTCGTGCGCGAAGTTGCCAAGCGAGGAAAGCAAGCTGGCGTGAAGCAGGCCGAGCCCAAGTATTACGATCAGATGCAGCTGATCATGGAGTTGGCCAACCGAGAGAGCTGCATCTTCTTGGTCTACAACAAGAGTGACTCCAAATATTTGGCCATCCGAGTGGCCAAGGATCTGGACCGAGTCAGTTTCATCTTCGAGAAGATCGACCGCGTGCTCGACGGCGGAGGCGCGAAGATCTCAAAGGATCCGCTCTCCGATCATCGGTGCTTCCTGTGTGGCCACAAGAATGGAGCATGCACGAAGGTGAAGGGGCAGGCCAAGATTGGGTGCCAGCGCTGCATCCACGCGACGCCAGACGTCGATAAGAAGTGGTACTGCTCAAAGCACAAAGTCCTCGCACCGTTGTTGTGCGGGGACTTCGAGTTCTGGCAACCTCCGCTTTAGTCTTCCGAATAGAGCTTTGGAGCGTTCTTCGCCGTGGCATTGCTGCGGCGTTGGCTTTTCGGGATGGCCTCGTCGATGATGCTCTCGACGATGGGGTTCTGCCCGCCGAGGACCGGGATGCGACGAAGAGCTTCGCGCATTGCCGTCCGTTCGGGATAGGTCGAGCGCTCGTTGCCATCGAGAGCGCCCTGCATAACATGCCAGGCCGAGATCCCGGTGCCGGCGCTCGGGCCGAACACGGTCGAGATCATCCGCTCCGTACCGAACGCGCCGTTCTCTGCCTGAGTGGCAGCATCCGTGAACATGCCGGCAATGATGCCGAGGCCAGACGCCGAGAAGAAGCCGGCGATATACTGGCCAGCGAAGGCGTCGAGCGTCTCCCGATCCACGATCTGCTCCAGAGAGCCGAAGCGCTGCTGGTAGTTCTTGTCGTAGCCAGGGAAGGACCGCATGTACTTGCTGAGCGTGCGCTCCTGCTTCTCACGATCCTGGCCATCACCGCCACGGCCGCGCACCACATCCATGAGGGCGTTGGTGCCGTAGCCGACGAGCGGCATCAGCGACAGCAGATAGAGGGCGCGCTTGGTGTTGCCGGTCCCACGGATGTCGCTGACGTCGAACGGGCGGCCAAGCCTGTCATTGATGGCCAAGCGGATGTCATCGTAGAGGACTTCGCGCGCCATCCGGCCCATCATGGTCGGGAAGGTCTTCAGCTGGAACATGACCGCGCCCCACGGGGTCTGAGCCCACAGCGGAACGTCGTCAGGGTTCGGCGAGAAGACTGCGTCGTCGACGAACTTCATGAGCGCCACGCGAACCTGATCCGTCTCGACTGCCTCGGGCGCATCGATGGTCTTGCGGTTCGTCGCGAAGCTCTCCAGCCCATAGCGCTTCAGAAAGCGATAGTTCTGGCGGAAGGGCGTTGACTGCTGCTGGATCGGCAGGCTCGGGTTGAAGGCGTTGAGCGCCTTTTTCTGCGCGACCTTGAAGGCTTCAAGGCCAACGGCAGTGCCGACCGCGCGCATCTCATCAGTCCACGGCGTCAGGCCGGTGGCATTGAAGAAAGCGGAGGTCAGTCGATTGGCCGGCGTGCCCGTCATGTGGGTCATGCGGTTGTGCAGCAGGCTCTCGATGCTGGCCCCGACGTTCTTCATCGCGTCCCGGTAATCAGGGTCGGACATGTACTTGCCCCAGGCGCGGAACGATGTGCGAATGCGGCCAGAGCGAACGACCGGCAGCAGCGCGTCGCCGAGCGAAGCGATGGTCGTATAGGACAAGAGCGTCAGCGCGTTGAAGGCGCGCAGGTTCTTGGCCGCCTTGACCATGTAGGTCGTGTCGCTGATCAGCGGCCGGCGCGCAGCCACCTTCATCGAGTTGACGAGGAAGCGGCCGTCCTGCGACGTGATGTTCTGAGCGTCTCCGCCGAAGTCGCTGAGCGCATCGACGATGGCATCGACGCGGCGCTCGTACACAGCGGACGGGCCGTCCTTCCGGGTCGGGTCAGGAATAGCCAGGTCCATGAGGTACTTGCGCGCCTGCTGACGGCCGAGCTTGTTGTAGATCTCGATCACTTCGTCGGCCGCAGCCACGGCCATGTGAGGCCGATCCTCGAAGGGCATCGGATAGGTCTCGACGAAGGACACGTCGACCGGACCATCCTCGGGAGTGACGGCGAAGGTCGAGTGCTCCTGCGTCCGGCGGGACGAGAGGAGGTGCGCAATGCCGTCGCGGCCGCGCGTCACCACGCCCATGTAGTCGCCGAAGGCATGATTGCGGAAGCCGAACTTCTTGGCCAGCGAGAGGCGGTGGGCGACCTGGTCGAAGTAGCGGACCAGATAGCTTTCGAGATCCTGTTCGAGGAAGGGCTTCAGGTACTTCAGCGCTTCCGGGTACTGGTCGAGCGAGATCTTGCGGGCATAGTCGAGGTTTTCGGCGGCGCCAGTGGTCAGCGAGTGGGCGTCAGGATCCCACATCGACTGGTCATCGACCTCTGCCAGCTTGGCCACGACCTTGGTGGCCTGATCGCGCAGGGTGGACTGCTCGACCGGGCGGCCCATTCTGATGGCCTCGATCTCGAAGTATTTGGCGAAGGCGTCGATGGCCTTGTCCGGCTCCTTGCGGATCGCGGTCTGCGACCAGATCTGCGGGAAGTAGTTCTTGCCGCGCGAGCCCATCATGACGCCGGCATCGCGTAGATCGAAGAACGCCTTCGACAGAGAGTCGCGGATAGACTTGAGGGCTGCCCTCTCCTCGCCCGTAAGCTTGGCTTCGTGGCGCGGATTGGTCGGCTCCCACAGCGCGTTCAGCAGACGGGTGTGGCTCTCGGGTACGATGTTGCGGCCGGTCGAAGATGCGAGCCAGCGCTTCACCGCAGACGGCGCGTCAGGCAGCGTGCGGATCGCGCGCAGCGGGCCGGGGGCCGACTTGGTACCGAGGATGCGGCGGGCAAATTCCTGCTGCACCCAGGGGAAGTGATCCTCGAACCAGTTGCCAAGCGTGACCATTCCGGCCGAACGCATCCGCTCGGAGTTCATGCCGAGGAAGCGATGCTTCATGCGCAGCGGGGTCAGTGCGTCGGAGCGGCGCGGAACACGATTGCGAGAGAAGTTCAGCAGCCAATGCTTCAGGCCGTGCTCGTCAGCCTTGTTGGCCATGACGAAGCCGGGAGGAGGCGTGAAGTTCTTCAGCGTCGGCTCGGGCGCGAGCAGGCTCAGGTTCATGGCCCTACCGACCGGCGACTCCAGTGTGTCGTCGAACTGCATGCGAGGCGCGTAGAAGAGCTGGTCCATGAAGTCTCTGACCGGAGCGATCTGGCTGCGGTCGAAAACCTTGGAGACGCGACCATACTTGTCCAGCATGCTGTCGTGGCCAAGGGTCTGGATGAAGTCCGCCGACGAGAAGTCGCCGGTCAGAACCTTGTCCAGCTCGCCGACGAGCTGCTCGTTGGATTGGCCAAGCTTGAAGCTGGAGAGGACCGCATCGATCTTCTTGCCGACAGCTTCAGGGATCTCGCCCTCTTCGACGGCATCGACGACGCTGTCGCGCAGCTGCTTCACCATCTTGGGATTGTCGATCACGGTCGCGAGCTTGAAGGGCGTCTTCGCCTTCATGGCCACGATGGAGAAGGTCGGCACCGAGACGCCGAGTTCAGCCAAGACATTGAGGTGATCGTCGAGCGAGCGCAGCAGGCCCTCGCGCTTGTCAGCCGGCGCGGCCATGATCGCGTCACGGACCTTGTCGGCCTTGTGCGCGGTGAGGACGGCGAGTGCCTTGCGCTCTTGTCCGCCGAATGCCGAGGCCGGCATGTTGGCGATGGAGGTGCGCTTGCGCGGCTTGCCGGACTTGGTTTTCTCGAAGCCGGCCACCGGCAGATCGAGGTAGGACGTGAAGCCATCGAACGGCGAACGGACCAGATCGAAATCGACCGGGATGCTGTCGTCGTCGAGGAACTGAGACCCGCGCACGATGCCGATCTCGTTGAAGCCTGCCCTGGCCAGGATCGATGGGTCGACGCCTACCTTGTCGATAGACAGATCGCCGAACTTCACCAGCTGGCCAGTCGTCAGCTCGCTGAGGCCGAGGTTGTCGGCCACGCGCTCGGTCGACAGCATGTCGCCGAAATAGGTCGCGCGATGCAGGGCGTTGCGCACGCTGCCGTTCTCGATCAGGCCGTTCAGCAGGTAGCCAAAGCGGTCGAAGAGTTCGGAGGCGATGCGGCGCTCGCCGGGCTCGATGCGGCGGTCGATCATGCCGAGCGTGCTCTGCATGAGTTCGACTGCGTCAGCCACGCTGTAGTCGAGAGCATCAAGCTCAGCCTTGAGGGCCGGGCTGGTATCGTAGATCAGGGCCACAGTGCGGTCGACGAGGCGGTCCATGTCGCCGCCGGCAGTGTAGGCTTCAGCCAAACCCTTCACGCGGCCACGCAGCGCGCGCCATTCCTCGGAGTCCGGGGTGAGCGTGATCGCCTTGTCGTTGACGCCGTTGTGCTCCATGCGCAGCGCCCGATAGGCGAGCGTGCGCGCGGCATACTTCACCCGGCGGGAGCGGTGCTCGATGTTCTGAAGCAGAGCCGTGACGATGGGCGTGGCAGATGGAGGGACGCCGATGTCGGCGCTCTCGATAGATCCGCGGTTCTCAAGGATCTCGGCGCGGATGGCGTTGTTGACCGACTTCGAGCGCGGCGTCATCTGCACCTTGGTCGTAGCGGCCACAGCGGCAACGTCGCCATCGGTGGTGTCGTCGCCGTTCAGGATCTTCTCGCGCATCGACTTGACGCCTTCGAGGGCGTCGTCGATGTCGGTCGCCTTGATGCCCTCGGGGACGTGGGCCACGGCCAGCTCGCGACGGACAACCTCATCGGAGGCGTCTTCGGCCAGCTCGGTGTTGCTGGTTACGCGACGCAGCAGATCATCGGTGGCCAGCTCCTTGGAGGAAGCGGCCGCAGGGTTGGCCTCAATCGTTTGGCCAAGAGCTGCGATACGCTCGTTGGCGCGGCGACGGGCTTCGTCGATGCGTGCGCGCTTCAGTGCGGCGCGGGCATTCTGAGCGGCGGCGACGCGACGCTTGCGCAGCTCCTCGACCTGCCGGCCATTGGAGCCGCCCTTGTAGCGGGTGAAGGCGTCGATCTCGTTGCCCTTGACCTGAAGGATCTGGCCGTTGAGGTCGCGGAAGGTGACGACCTGGTCGGCACTGACATCCTCGACGGTCCACTGGTTGCCGCGAGTGTCGGAACGCTTGAAGACGTCGCCGATAGAGATGGCATTGAAGCGGCCAACGGAATACTGCCGGACCTCCTTGGGCAGGACGTCGCCATCATCGAGCTTGCCCTGCGGGATGATGCCGCTCTGCTCGTAAGCGGTGTTGAGCGCCTCGCGCATGTCGGTGAGCATGCGTAGGAAGCCGGCCTTCTCCTTGCCGTCCTCGCCACGGAAGACGGAGAGCAGAGCCTTGGCTGCCTTGCTGTCGTCGTCGGTCGAGAGGCCAGCCTCAATGGCTTCGACGCCGGAGACGACGTCAGGCATATCGCCGAGGTTGACCAGATCGTTCTCGTCCATTGCCTGCACCTGACCGCGACGGGCCAGCGAGAGCATGCGCCGCATCTTCTTGGAGCGCGGCACGATGTCGAGGTAGCGATTGAACGGGCCGAAGGGCTCGTCGGATTGAGAGTAGAGGGGCTCGACCTGCGTCTTCTTGGAGCGCGCGACGTTGGCCAAGAGGCGGCGCTTCTCTTCGAGCGAGGTCGTCGAACCAATGAGCAGACGCATCGACGAGCGGTAGGCTTCAACGGCCGCCGCTGGATCGAGCGAGTCTTCTGCCTTCTGCCAAAGCTCCATGGCATCGTCGACCGCAGCAGAGACCTGCTTCAGCTTCTGGATGAACGGAGCGCGGGACTGGTCGCCCATGGCCAGCAGCTCGTCCATCGGGAGCGACATGTAGTTCGGGCGCGCAGCAATCGACGGATCGCTCGTGATCGGCTGCATCTCGGACGCTGACGGCGAGAGATCGGGGATGCTCTCCTCTGGCGTCAGATGGCCAGCCTGTAGCGCGTCGATGTTCTCTGCCACCTCGTCGGCCTGCCGATCCGGCATGACCTTGAGGAAGAGCTTTTCGAGGTCGCGGTCGACCATGTATTTGCGGCCCACGACCGTGTCGTAGATACCCTTGATGATGCGAGCGAAGCGCTGCCACATCTTCGGGTTCGACGCGCTATCGAGGCGAGCGGTAGCCCAGCGGGCGAAGCTCTCGGCGAAGAACTCAGCCGGGTTCGAGAAGTATTTGGTGAGATGGTCAGCGAGCTGCGCCTGGCTCGGGTCGATCTTGCCGGCCGGCGCGATGCCGAGCGACTTGCGAACCGATGCTTCGCTCGTGAGGTTGTTGGCCGCCCACTCCCAGAACTCGGCGCGGTCGCGGGCACTGAGCAGGTTCATGTGCGCCCAATGGCCAATCTCGTGGAAGAAGCTGAAGCTCTGCGGGACGGTGGCCTTCGACTTCTTGTTGACCAGAATGGTGCTGGTCTTCAGGTCGAGCGCCATATCGGGGATCGCTTCGGAGACCGCGATCTTCGGAGCCATGCCATCGGCCAGGCGACCGAGCAGGTCGACCATGGGAGCCATCACGTCGTGCGGCACCTTGGCGAAGATGGTCTTCACGCTCTTGATGGCGGCGTCACGAAGCGGCTCGGCCCGGCGGAAGCCGTTCGGAGCGATGATGTCTTCGACGTCGGCGATGGCCTTCAGCAGGCTGACCGACTGCGCCGTTACGCCAGGGAGAGGCGTGCGGTGCACGAGATCGGAGAGAGCGATGACGTCCTTGCCGGTGAAGTTCTCGCGCAGCGTCATGAGGCCAAGCAGCGGATCGACGCCCGGCGCGGACGCCATGGCCATGATCGCATCGTTTACGCGGTTGGCTGCCTCCTGAAGCTTCGGCACCAGAGACGGGGTGAAGCCTTCGGCGCTGAGTTCCTCGACCTTCGGCGGCTTGACCGTCACACGGCGCGCATTCTCGAACTTCTCGGCAAAGCCCGTGCGAGCACGCTCAAGCCCGACCTTGTTCTTCGGCGTGGACTTGTCGTGGTATTCGACCGTCCAGTCGTCGGGGCTCGACTTGCCATAGATGTTCTTGGCTGTCTGGCCGGCTTCGATCTGCTTGTCGGTGGGGACGCGGACGTCGCCGGTCTTCTTGTTGATGAAGAAGGCGCGAAGGCCATCCTTCTCAAGCGCCGGCAGACCGGAGGTGCTGACGGGCAGTTCGGGCAGGATCGTCTTGGCTCCTGCGATTTCGGCGAGCGACTGGAGGAAATCGATGTAGCCCATCGACTCCGCGTTCGTCGGCGCAGAGCGGCCAACCTTGATCGCATTGTCGACGCTGGCGGCGCGAGCCGGCGCGCGTTCCTTGCGGTTCGACATCGAGGCCCGCATGCTCGACATGACGTCGACCATGACGGACGGCATCTGGTCTCCGCTGAACGGCAGGTTCGCGTCCTTGGCCGCGTTGCGCCAATCGGAGAAGATCTTGCCGGAGCGGCCAGAGACGTAGACTACGTCGCCCTTGGTCGGCTTGTTCTTGGAGTCGCGGACGCGCTCGAAGCCGTTGGCCACGAATGGCATGACGGATGAGCGAACAAAGGCGCGGCCCTCCTTCTTGGCCGTCTCGCGGATCTCGTTCCAGTTCCGCTGGAGATCGTCGGACCCGTCGCTGAGCTGGGCAAGATCCTTCTTCGAGAGCGAGCGCTCGGACATCAGCTCTTCCGGCGTCAGCTTGCGGCCAAGCTTCAGCTCGATCTGCGCGAGCTTCTCGTTCAGCTCGTAGGAGCGCGAGGCGAGCTGTCGCGCCTTATCGAACTTGAAGGTGGCCGCGTTCGGCGCAGCGCCTTGGATCGAATAGGTCGAGCCGTCGTCGGCTGCCTTGTCCACAAACTCCTGGCCGGGACGAAGCATGGCCTGAAGCTTGATGATCGGGTTGCCCTCGGCGTCGAGCGGGATCGGCGACGCCTTCTGCATGCGAGGATCGAGAGAGGCCACGTCCTTCTTGGACTGCGCGGTGCGAGCGCGATAGACCTCGTAGCCGGCGGCACGGTGAGCGGCTTCTTCGCTGAAGCCCTGCTTCGTGAACTCGTCGACAAAGTCGAAATACTGCGCGCGCTCTGCCTTGTCGCGCGGCTTCATCTCGCCTGTGGCCTGAACCTCCGGCTTATTCTCGACTGACTTGATAGTCTTAACGTCGCCGCTGACCTTGATGCCGGGCCGATCCGTGCTCGGAGCCTTGAACGACTTGCCGTCACCGAGCTGCGAACGATACACGTCCATGAGAGCGGCAACGTCGGCGTCTGAATATGCGCCCTTGAGGACGTCGCGGTTGTAGCTCGCGATCATGTTGCGGACCACTTCCGGGTCGGCGAGCGCCGCCTGGATGCTATCCTTTGGCACCTTCATCTCGGCCATCTTGGTCTGAGCATCGCTCAGGACTTCGATGAGCTGATTGACCGAATTGACGAAGGTGTCGGACGCGCCATTGTTGGTGACATGGGCGTCGATGTCGGACTGGATGATGAGGCCATCCGGGCGGGACGCCTTCACCTCGGCAAGGTCAACGCCGAGCTTGGCCGCGCGCTCCTTCGCGCCACGGGATGCCTTCACTGGCGTCGCCGCGATATCGGCTGTCGAAGCCGTGACGGGCATCGGCTTGGCCACTGGCGTCTCTTCAGCAGCGACGCCAGGCTTCTCGGTCTTTACCTTCGATGCGTCGAGCTTGACGCCGGACGGCTTGGTGACTTGTTCGGTGACTTGTTCAGTAGCGGCCGCTTCGGTCTCAGCCTTGGCAGCAGCCTCCTTGGCCATGGCTTTCGCCTCGGCCTCCATGGCGGCCTGCTCTTCGAGGATACGGTCTGCATCGGCAGAGCTGACCTGATCGTCGGTGAGGCGAGCCTGGTTCTTGGTCGCTGCGTCGGTGCGCGCTGCGAGCTGGCCGGTGTCCTTGGCGACAACGCCCTCTGCGGCAGCCATTGTGCTGGCGTCGTTGGCGACGATCTTGGCGCGCTGCTTGAGCGCGGCGCGGCGCGCAGCTTCATCGAGGGAGCCATCTTCCTGAGCGAAGCGTCGACCTTCTTCGAGCAGCTGCTTGTTGGCCACGCGCTCCTGAATGAACGCGGAGATGTCCTCGGGGACATTGCTGGCCATCACCTCCTCGAACCGGGCACGGTCCTCGGCGAGCTGGCGCACCATCTCCATGCCCTGCGCGCGCTTGGCCTGATCAGGGTCGATGAGAAGTTCTTCGACGATCTTCTGCCGGCGCTCCAGAGAGGCCGGGAACTGGCGCGCCGCTTCGAGAGTGGCGATCTGGTCGAGGGTCTCGTTGATCTGGTCGTCGAGTTCGCCAACGCCATCGACGCCGATCTCATTGTCGGCGCGCAGGTTGGTGAGCTTCTGGCGGAGTTCGGAGAGGTTGTCGTTGAGCGGCCCAAGGTGAGACGCGATGCGGATCTCTCGCTTCTGGTCCTCAGCCTGCTTGGCTGCCTGGATCGGGTCGACCGGCGGGTTGAGCGCGTCTTGCTCAGCCTGCTTCATCGCCTCGATGCCCTGGCGATAGATGTCGGGCTCCATCTGCTGGAGACGCTGGAGACCTCCCTCCTCATCAAGGAGCGAACTGATCTCGGCCTCCGAGTAACCCTTGGCCTTCAGGCCCTCGACAACGCGCTGGCCACGGAAGCCGCCGATAGCGCCGCCGATGGTGCCGAAGATGCCGCCGAGGCCGGCAGAGAGCGCCGCGCTCGACGCTGCGCTTTCGAGCACACGGGTCGCGGATGTCTCATCTGATAGGCCAAGCTCTTGCTCGACGCTCTGTTGGCCAATATCGGAGATGGCTCCTGTGATCGCGCCTTCGGCAGCGCCAACCTTTGCGGCCTGCACGAGACCGCGACGAGCGCCGGCCGTGATGCCTGCGCGAGCGCCGGCCACGAATGGAGACGCCATACCGCCGGAGACAGCCTCGACGCCGCCGAGCACCCAATTGACCGGGTCGGTGACGATAGCGCCGGCAATGGACGGGAGGGCCTCGGAGACGGAACGGCCATCCTTATTGAAGATGGTCGGTGCGTTCTGCATCGCGATGTGGAGGCGGCTGGCGCGCAGCATGGCCTCGTCGGTCTTGGAGTTCCGAGCCAGATCCGACTGAGAGCCGTAGGTCAGGAAGAATGAGCCAAGCGTGTTGAGGTCACGATAGTTCGAGCTATCGTGCAGCATCGCATCGAGTTCTTCGTCGGTCTTGTCGTTGATGCCGCGCTCAGCGAAGAAGCCGCGCAGGTCGTTCAGATACTGAGCGTCGCGTAGGCGGTTCTTGTAATCGAAGCTTTCGTATTGGCCTTTGGCCATGACCCCCGTGTTTGCAGGGCGGTCGAGAGGCTGGCCAGGCTGCCAGCTCAGCAGGTAGTCGAGATCGTCGGCCAACGGAAGCTCCATCGTTTGCCAAGGCTATGATGCGCGACCATGCCTTGGCAGCCGATGGAGATCGTCCGGTTATTGCTGGAACTGCTGGCGCAGATCGTTGTAGTCGATGCCGCCTTCCGGCGAGAGCGGCTCGTTCTCGTCGAGCGGGTGATCGTTCGTTGTCAGGTTCTTGATCAGCTTACCGACCGGCGACTTGCTGAACCGCTTGCCGACGTCTTCCATATGCTCTTCGGTGCTGCTCTGCTGGAGGCGCGGGCTCTGGCCAATCAGCTGGTCTTCCGGGCGCACACCGAGGTTCACGGTGATGTTGGTGCCGTTCTTCTGGACGGCCTCGATGCGCGCGAGCGTAGCCTTCAGACGATCCGTCAGCTCGGTGCGGACCTTGGCCAGGTCTTCGCTCGTGATCTCGCCATCGGTCGACCAGTATTGCGACTTGGCGGCAGCGCCTTGGATCTGCTGGATCGTGGCTCCGGTGAGCTGCTTGGCGGCCAGCAAGAGATCGTTGATCTCATTGTTGAACGCCTGCGTCGCGGCCAGCGTGTCGGAGTTGTTGAACGACGCGGTCGGATGACGGGTCTGCTCGCGGCGGTACTGGCCCATGAAGGAGGTGAGCTTGGCATAGCTCTCCTGGATTTTCTGGTCGATCTGGTCGAGCTTGGCGATTGTCTGCCTTGGCGCGTCGGAGATGATCGGTTTCTTGCTGCCACGACGGTCGCCATAGGGGAAGCCAAGGCGAACTGCGCGCTCGGCCTCGGCCTGCGAAGAGACTTCGAGCTTGCCGCCGGTCTGGCGCATGATCTCGTTGTACATCTCGATGGGGTTGTTGTTGTGCTCTTCCGCAAAGTCGCGGGTCATGAACGGAGCGAGCACGGCCACGCCATCGGCGGTGAGCACGCGCGAGCTGTCCGGTCCATAGAGGACGGACTGCACGAGGACGTTGAGCGCCGCTGCGCTCGGGTCTTCGACGCCCTCCGTGTCGCTGCGGACGTTGGCTGCGACGAGCGCGGCGAGCGCCTTCTTGTTGTTCTCGGTCGCCTCGCCAGACACCTTCTTGACCTGCTCCTTGAGCTGGGCGGACTGCTGGACGAGCTGAGCGGAGCGGACGCTGTCGACGCGCTGCGCCAGGCGGTCGATTGCCGTCTTGACGTCGGCCGGAGCTGGGTCGCGGCCAAGGCGGGAGCGCATCTCATCGGTGACGCGAGCCGTGATGTCGTTGGCTTTGATGTCGCCGTTCACGACTTGGCCAACGAAGAGTTCATCCTTGAGCAGCGAGTCCACGGTCTGGAACGTGGCCGACGTGTCCTCCTTGCGGTTGGTCTCGCGGCGGCGCGTCGCCCACTGCTGGACGCTGCGTTCGTAGGCGTCCTTAGCCTGGGCCTGAAGCTCGGGATCGGCAAAGGTCGGCACCGACGGAAGCGCCGAGATCGGTGCGGTCGGATCTGCCAGGACTTGGCTGATGTCGCGCTTGTAGTCGCTGAGCTGCGCACGGTCGGCGGCAAGCTTCTTTTCGCGCAGGGCTTCCTTCGCTTTCGATAGCGTCGAGTTGGCCACGAAATTGATATAGTTGTCGTCGGGCTCCATGCCCCGAGTGCGCGCCGATTGACGCAGGAAGTCCTTGAAGGCCGCGACCTTATTGGGATCTTCGGCCATGGACTGTAGGTACATGGGGTCGTTGGCGTAGAGCGAGGCAGCCTCGGTCACGGCAGAGCGGGACTTCTCGGTCGCCGCATCTTTCTGAAGCTTCTTGCGCGCCTCGTAGTACGGCTTCACACGGCGCTCCGCCTCGGCCAGATCCTGGCCTTCGAGGGACGGCAGCGAGTATTCTCCAGTGGCGTCGATCTGCTTCTGCGCATCGGAGACGGCACTATCGAGCAGCTCGCGACGCTTCGTCTCGCGGCGCTCCTTGTCCTTCTCGCGTGCACCCTTCAGCATCTCGGTCATGATGTTGAGGCGCGGACCCTTCACGGTCGGGTCGAGGCCCGGCACGAGCGTGGCCAGCTCCTGATCGGTGAGGTTCGGGTTCGCTTCGATGAGCTTCTCGACCATCGGCAGGTTCTTCTGGAACAGCTCGTCGCGCTGCCGCTGGCGGATCGACTGGAAGCCGGACGGGTACTGACGTTTCACCTGATCGAGGATGCCGGCGGTGTTCTGGTCCTTGGGGTCGTAGCCAAGGGCGGTCGCGATCTGCTCGGTCAGCTTGTTGTCGTCGTCGGTGTCGAGCGCGTAGGTATTGGCCAAGGCGTCAAGCTGGCCAGAGAGCTGGGCCTGAGCCTGAAGCAGCTGCATGTTGGACATCATGCGCTTCTGCATGTACTCGGCTTGACGGTCCTGAGCCAAGCGCTCCATGATCTGATCGGTCGGCAGGCCACCACGAAGGTAGCTGTTGCCCTCCGAGACCTCGAAGGCGTAGCGGCGATAGTCCTCGGCCGAGGCGTTCGGATACATCTCCATGAACTGCATGAACGCTTGACGCGCCTCAGCACGGCGGGCGCGCCAGCGCTCCTCCGCCTGTACCGCGCCAGTGTACATATCAGCTGGACCACCCATGTCTTTACCTCATCCAGGGGTTAAAGCCATTCCAGCCCGGCGTAGACTGGACGGCAGGCTGCGCGCCCATCGCGCCGTAGGGATTGGCTGCCGGCGGCCGGTAGGTGCTGCTGCGCGACAGATCGACCATGGCACCGCCAATGGCGCTGAAGCCAGCACCCATCTGGTCCATGCCCATCTGCATGTAGGTTGCCGGCGTGTACTGCTGGGCAATCGAGCCGATGAGCGAGGAGGCGTTCGACATGAAGGGTGCGGGACCAGTGAGGTTCCACATCTGCGGCTGGAACTGGTTGTAGTCGCCAGTGATGACGTAGGCGTCGGCCACGGACGGCATGTTGAGGGTCGCGCCCATGCGGGACGACATGCCGGTCGGCGCGAAGATCGACGAGCCGACGCCGATTGGCGCGGCGTACTGGTTGGCCGATTTCACGTCGCGGATCACGTTGCCGGTGCCGATGCCGACCGGGGCCTGATAGGCGTTGGCCGATAGCGCGCCACGGTTCTGTGTGAGGCCCTGGATGATCGGCGCGTAGACCGAGCTGATCTCCTCGAAGGTCCGGCCGCGCGCCGCCACCTGACGCTGGAAAGCCTGATCCTTCAGGCCCTCCTTGCCAGTGATGTAAGCCATAGCCTGGTTGCGTGCAGCCAGCCTTGCATTGTCGTAATCCAGAGCCAGCTTTCGGGCCACTTCAGCTCGGCGCATTTCGCCTGCTGTAGAGCGAGCCATACCGCTGTCGATGAGAGATGCTTCCGCCTGTGAAGCGACCCGGTCTGCGGCACGGTCGACGTTCGAAATCGCGTTGTTCTCGTAGCGAGAAACGGTGCTTGCGATCTCTTCTTCCGATGGGCCGGCAGGCGCATATAGGGCTCCCATTCCGCTGTAAGCTGTTTGAAGGGCTTCGCCCATCTCGCTGAGCTGGGCCATGATCCGGTCGCGGTAGTTCAGATCGTCGACCCGCTCTCCGGCGGCGATGGCCTGTGCGTTGCGCAGCTCGCCGATGGCGAAGTCGCGTTCCTGCTGAGCAGTCAACCGCTCCATGCGGAGCCGGATCAGATCTTCGTCGCGCTCGCCGCTTGCGACCTGACGTGCGCTGTCGAGGTAGGCCAGAGCGGTCTCCCGCTCCTCCTTGGCCAAATTGGTGTTGCGGAGATAGGCTTCGAGTTCGAGCGCATATTGCTCGGCCTGCGCCTTGTCGATCTGCACCTGACGGTCGACGACATACTGGCGCTCAGCCTGATAGGCGGCCAAGCGCTGCTTGCGCTGACCCTCTATCTTGGCGCGCTCGATGGCCTGATTGAGTTCGTTCCGGCGGTTATATTCCTTGACGTACTCAGTCTGCTCTTTCTCCATGGCCAGCTGGTCGAGAGCCAGGCCATAGTTGAGCATGCCAAAATCGCGCTGCTGGTTCAGAGCCTCACGCTTGAGGGCGAGTTCCTGCATGCCAAGGGCGTACTGCTGTCCGCCCATGATGATGGAACCGATACCTCCGATAAGGCCGAGCGCCGCCGAAAACATTCGTCACCTCATCACATGTACACGGCTTGCAGCTGCCGCGCGAAGGACGACGGCAGTTGGCCAGGGAAGTAGCGACCGCCGCCGATCATCCACGGAGCTTGGCCGGCGTAGTAGGAGCCATAGCCACGGCCGCCAGTCTGCGTCGCCTCCTGCGCTGCCTTCTGCTCTGCGGCGATACGCTCACGCTCGCTGGCAATCAGGGCCGCGATGGCGTCGATCTCGTCGAGGGCCTGATAGGCTCCGTAGGAAGTCTGGCGTCCGGTCAGCTCATTGAGTTGCTGGGCCAGAGCGTCAAGCTGGCTGCCCGATGTGTAGCCGGTGGTCTTGGCGCTGGTCAGCAGAGCGCGGGCGGCATTCTCGATGCCGCCGCGTTCGGCCACGAGCTGCTTCATCTTCGTGTCGCCGGCAGCCAGGGCGTTCTCGACCTGCGTGCGGACGTCGTTGATGTCGTTGCCAGTGAAGCGGCCGAGCTGCGCGAGCAGGGCCTGAGCGTCGGAGATGCCGCTGCTGATGCCGCTCTCGTTGGTCAGGTCGAGGCCGTTGATCCGTGACGTGAGGTCGCCTGCCTTGGTGACGTAGCCGGCCAAGGCCGCTTCGCGCTGTGCCATCAGCTGCTGGAGGCGGCCCTCTGCGGTGGACAGGTCGGCGTTGGCCGCGCCGAAGTCGAACGGCAGGACAGAGCTGAAGCCCGATAGATCCATCTGGCCTTCGTCGATGGCGCTCTGGATCTGGTTGAGCGTGCCGAGGTTGTAGATGTCGGCATTGCCAAGCATCGACTGAATGCTACCGATGCCCATCCGGGCCTGCTCCTTGGCCTGCTCGATGCGCGAGAGTTCCTGTTCCCGCTTGGCCATGAGACCACCGAGCTTGCCCTCAAGGCTGTCGAGCGGGCTGAGTTCCTGACTGAGGTCGTAATCGAGAAGCGAGGAGAAGCGGCCGGCTTCGAGCTGGCGAGCGTCAATCTCGTCCTGAAGGGCTTTCATGCCAGCTTCGTCGGCGATGGTCAGCGCGCCGAAGCGCGAGCTGAAGCCGTCGTAAGCGGAGTTCAGGCCCATCTCGTAGTTGCGGATGCGGTCTTCTTCTGCCTTGCGCTGCTGCATCAGCTGGTCGAGCTTTGAGTTCGCGCCCGTGATGCGGCTTTCCCAAGTCTGAGCAAGGGTCGGCTTGTAGTCGCTGAGGATCGCGGACGAGAAGCCCTTCACCTGCGCCAGCATCTCTGACAGGGAGCGCCGGCTCGTGTTGATGCCATCGAGATCGGCGATGGTCAGGCCGCCGAGGCCGCTGTCTACGCCTGAGTAGTAGGACTCAAGCTGCGAATTATAGTCGTCGATCCGCTTCTCTTCGGCGGTGCGGCGAGAGCGAAGATCTTCGAGCGCCGTGCGCGCGCTGCCGATCCCGGACTCCAGCTGAAGAGCGAGATTGTCGTTGCGGCTGTAGAGCTTCGGGATGCCGACTTCGACCGAGCCGTATGGGCTGGAGACCACAGACGACCAGCTCGGCATGTCGAGCGAGCCGACGCGCGATGCCTGGAGGTTGTTGAAGCGGCCCTGAAGATCGTTGATCTTTGTGTCCCAGGAGCCGAACAGCTCATCGTCTGTGAGCTTGAGACCCTTGAGGCCGGTCGACAACGTACCACCCAGCGAGTTGAGGTTCGCCAGACGGCTATTGTAGTTCTGGATGGCCGTGTTGTACTTCGCGGCCTGTTGCTGGCGACGGGCATACTCGGACTGAGCATAGGCCGCGCGTTCCTTGGTGTAATCAGGCTCTTTGGGCGGCGTCTTCGACCCCATCGTCGGCCTCCATCGGTTCGGTGTTGGCGGGATTATCGGCGGAGGGGGTCGCCTCGTCGTCCTTTTGTGGCGTTAGCCACGGGCATTCTTCCTTCACCATCCCGAGGACCACGACGTCTTCGCGATCCGGCCCAGCCTGGCGCATCAAGCCTTCACGCTTGAAGCCAATCCGCTCCGTGATCTCGATGGACCGCTTGTTCGAGATGTTGATGAAAGAGTTCAGACGCTTCAGACCCATGCCGTATGGAGGGTCATTGAAGATCATGCTGGCCACAGCTTTGATTGTGGCGCGCGTGAACCACCTCGGCGAGGTGGACGCGCCCATGATCGAGGCCATGCGGTTCTCTGGGCCGCCTCGGTCATCGTAGACGCGAACAGCGCCGACCATTTGGCCATGATCGAAGAAGATGAACCCGCCTTCGCGCGGGTCCATTTCGATGTCGAGGATGTCGGCCATGTAGTGGGTGGCCAAGCCGCTTTCGTCCCACACCGCCTCGGTCATTAGTTGAGCCTCTCGAAGGCCACGGTCAGCCACATGTCGGTGCCCGAGCTGTTGGAGGAGATGGTGACGTCGAGCGACTTGGAGGCGGCGAGTGCGTCGATGTCGATGACGGTGCCAAACTCCTGGTCGTTGGTGGAGCCGGACGCCGAGTAGACGGAGCCGACAGAGACGCCGTTGATGCCGAGCTGGATCGAGCAGGTGCCAGAGGTCAGGCGAACTGACAAGCCAGTGATGCGAATATGCTCCTTGAAGAGCCGGCGCATCACCTTGGTGCCGTCAGCCAGAGCGCCGCTGATCCTGTAGTCGAACGTGTCGTTGGTGCGGACCGTCGGGATCTGCGTCGGGTCGAGCTTGCCATCACCATCCAGCGTGGCCACACCGCCCGCGACGCCCTTTTCTGCGTCGAGGATGAGGGCCGAGAAGTCGATGGGCTGGTAGGAGTAGCCTGAGCCAGTCGAGTTGATGAAGACGGCATAGCCAGCATCAGTCGACTTGATGGTCGGCAGCGAGGTCTGCGGCTGCACAGAATACCATGCCGAGGCGTCGTAGACCTTGAGGTCTGCCGGCGTCTGCGAGGTGTCGAGCCAGAAGTCGCCTGAGACCGGGCCGCTCGGGGTGCTGCTGCCGACGGTGATCTTGGCCACCGTGGAAAGCTTTTCGACGAGGCCATCGATCTTGGCCTGAGGGATATCTTCGTCGCCGATGGCGACCTTGGCCACAGGGATGAGGCCCGTGGTCATGTCGGTGTAGACGCCTTCCAGCATCAGGCCGGGGACAACGGTCGCGCTGTTGACCGACATGAAGACGGTCGTGAAGACGTCGTTGGTGACGGCCGGGTCGAGCAGCGTGATCGACGAGGTGCCGGGGCTCAGGATGTAGTCAAGCGTCTCGGCCAGGAGGAGGCCGTTGAGGTAGACCTGAGCCTGATAGGTGCCGGCCGCCGGGAATGTGACGCCGAAGACCGACTGCGATGCTGCGGCCACGACTGTGTCCGTGCGCGCGAGCGTAATGCCGGCGTCGCCACGAACCTTGTAGATGATCAGCTTGTCGCTGAGCGAGGCCGGCGAGGTCAGAGTGACCGTGTCGGAAGTCGCGTTGTTCGTGTAGTCGGTGGTCGGCGTCAGCAGCAGACCTTCGTGTACGACGAAGAGTGTGTCGGTCGAGGAGTGGACGTAGTTGAAGACGGTCTGGCCAGCGGTTGCTGTATAGGTCTGCACGCCAGTGATGATCGGCAGCGGGACGTCGCCAACGTCACGGCCAGGAGAGCCGCGCAGGTCAGCAGCTGTGGCCAACACGTCCCAGGTTCCATCTTCGCCGACCTTCATCTGGAGGCCGTCGCCGTCGAACTTGAAGTCGACGCCGAGGTTCAGCTCGCCGTCGTCGTCGAAGAGATCCTGGAAAAGCTCTGCGTATGAGCGCCCGCCGCGCTCTGCCGCCACGATGTAGCGGATGATGCTCTCGAACTCCGAATTAATCGCAGCGACCGAGCCGTAATTGTTCGGGTTAAACTGGCGTAGGCGGCCCATGGTCAGTTGCTCCTAACTAGCAGTGCGAAGGCAGCCACACGGAAATGGCCCTTGCCTTTCGCCCTAATGCGAACACGGCACGAGGTCGTCCGTATATTGAGGGGGAGGAAGCGCGCCTCGGTCAGGGGGAAGCCGAGCGGCCCGCTTGAGACCGAGTTGACGTCTGCCTCGTAATTCTTCTGGTAGAGGACGCGGTCGTCCTTGCCGTTGAGGATCTCGATGCTGACGACCGACTTGCCGGACGCCGAGATCAGCATGCCGGTGATATCCTTGTCGGTCGTGAACGAGCCGAGATACAGGATCGGCGTCTCGAAGATCAGCTCCGGGTTCACTTCGCGGCCATCTTCCTCGACGAGGCCAACCTGATAGAGACCATCGTTTGAGCCGAGGACGAGAGAGCCTTCAAAGAAGTCGCCGCACAGGTGGTTGAGGTTCTCTTCCGAGAGCGACCATTTCGGGCTGGGGTCCGTGATATCAGGGCTGTCCAGCGTCATGGTCAGGCGCGACGATAGGTCTTTCGTCTGCGGGAAGAAGATGTGGTACTGGTTGTTGTCCTGATCCCACACGGCGCTGATCTGGCGGACGTCGGGGACGGAACGCAGCAGGCGGCGGTAGAGCATGTTGATCGCGCCGCTGAGCCGGAACGAGGCGACGTTGCCGCCGGCCTCCGTCGAGCGGGCGACGCCATAGACGCCGTTGCGCGAGCAGTAGAGGATCGCCGGGCCAGCCTTCTGGATCGTCTTGTGCGAGATGCAGCCGTTGGTGATCGAGGTGCGATCTTCGATGGCCCAATTATCGATGTCCGTGGCCACGCGATACATGATGCCACGGGAGGCCGTGAAGATGATCAGCTTGTTGGTCTCGAACTCGGCAAGGCCAGTGAGGGTCTGCCGCTCACCGATGACCGACCAGATGTCGATCTTGCCGGCGCGATTGACGCTCTCTTCCTCGTCGTCCTCGTTCTCGCTGAATTTGGAGAGGTCGTTGACCCGGCTGACCTCGATGACGCCAGGCGCGATGGCCATGCCACCGATCACGAAGCGCGACTGCACGGTGCAGCCAAAGGCCGGTCGCAGCTCGTTGAGCGGGTGGTTCGGTTCGAGGAGCTGGAATGATGCGCCGGAGTACGTCCAGACCGGCTCATTCTGTGCCATGAAGACGAGCGTGCCATTGAAGGACGCGATCACGGGGACCGAATAGACGTTCCAGCCAAGCTCCTGGGTGCGGCCCTTGCTCGACTTGGCGGTGTAGGTCGTGGCATTGCGCTCGACCCATGTCAGGTCGAAGAGATTGAGATGGCGGGCGAGGACGACGTTAGTGGCCGACTGAACGCGATCCATGCCGGGGTCGCGGATGATTTGGCCAACCTCGTCGACGAAGCCGTTGGTCAGACGTGCCAGCGGTTGGCGGGAGCCAACATCCTGAGTGGAGCTGTCGCGAAGGGTCTCAAGGCCGATGAACTTTTCGTAGACCTTCGGGACTTCTTTGACTGCGCGCGGAGAATTGGTGGAGGACATTATTCCTCCACATCAGAGCCGTTGGTCGGATTGAACGGCCCGGTGTCGACCGGCCGGATCTGGATCTTGGTGTTGCCGTTCAGCTCGAACCAAAGCTGCTGGTTCATGGTCTTCAGATACATCGCGTTCAGCATGCCGGCCTTCTGGCTGACCTGCTGCGCGGCGTAGAGCGCGGCAATGCCCGCGATCATGATCATGTCGCTGATCTCGCGGACGTCTTCGGGGCTGGTGTAGAATTTGATCGGGGTCTTGCCCGTGCGGTACGGGTGGCTGTTTACTTCCATGACCACGTTGTTGGCCATCATCAGCAGCATCATGGCCAGGCTACCGTCGGCCATGTCGTAGTTGTTGTCGCCCATCAAAACGAGGGCCTTCGACATGCACTCGCTGAGCGGAGCATAGCCAGACCCCCGGTCGAGATGGGCGGAAACAGTCGTCATTATGCCGGCACCTTGCGGATGCGGCCGGTGATCACATGGTGATGGCGGTCGGCGCGATCTTCGTCAGCTGCCGGAACATGCCATTCGTAGTGGCCGGGCTCGTTCGGGTTGCGCACAGGGCGGATGCCGATGAAGCGGAACGAAGAGAACTCCTCGCCGCGCGAGCGATAGACGACGACAGCGTCGACAGCCTTGGCTTCTTCCTTCTTGGCCTTCTGCTTCGGCTTGTCAGCCTTGGGCTTGTCGGCCTTTGCTTCGGGGACCACTGGCGCAGCAGGCTCGACGGGCGCAGCCGGCTGGTCGTCCTTGGCCGCTTCTTCGACCTTGGCTGCCAGATCCTCGACGACGTCCTGAACGTTCTCGACAATTTCGCTGACGGCCGCGAGATCCTTGGCCACTTCAATCAATTCGCTATTGGGGTCCATTGAGGGCTTCCTCGCGTTGGAGATGGAGATGGGGGCCGAAGCCCCCATCAGCTCGCCCATTAGGCGGAGCGAGTGGTCCAACCCTTGATCAGGGTGTGGGTCTTGTCCTGGAGAAGCTCCAGACCGCACTCGGTGAGGAACTCGTGCAGACGACGGTCTTCGCCGTTGTTCTGACGGTCCTTCAGCAGCTGCGTGTCGCGGTTCTGCATGTACCGATACTTCAGATCCTTGGCGTCAAGGATGAGCATCGACTCCTTCATGCCCGGAACCTGACGGAACATCGGGTGGAGGTAGACAAGCAGATCGCCGGCCGGCGTCTTGTAGCGGGAGAAGTTGATGCCGTAGGCGTCAGTCACCTGCTGAAGCTGCCAGCGGTCCTTGGCGAACCAGCTGAGGTGGTGCGCGACGGTCGTTCCGATGAACGCCATCTTTTCCTTGGAGCCCCAAGCGAAGATGTCGTTGATCAGGAAGGCGTCGAACTCTTCCTCGGTCATGCGGTTTGCGGTCGCGGTGTCGGTCGCGCAATCGATGACGTTGGAGATCGAGTTGATCAGACCACCAGTGTAGCGGGTCGGCGTTGCCGTCGAGCCGTTGACGATGTGGCGGCGGCCAAAGAACATGGCGCGCTCGATGTCGGCCATGTGCAGCTTGAGCGCCTTCACACGGGACTCGTCTTCCTTCGGGCCAGTGCGCAGATTGGTGTTCGCCAGGGTTCCCGTGACAGAGAACGACTTGCGGAAGATCTGCGTGTAGTTGTACGCGAGCGTCGCGTCGAAGGAGACGGGCGTCGGAGTGTCATCACCTTCCGATGCCGCATAGCCGGCGATAAAAAGCTCGGCATTGTCGGCAATCTGGAACGTGGTGCCGCCGATGTTGCGGGTGACGGTGAGCGAGGTCGCCGTGCAGTCCGCAGTCGCGTGCATCACTTCGCCGGTCGTGGCGTTCACGAGGATGGTGCCGGCGACGATAAACTGGTTGTCGTCGTTGGCGTCCAGCGTGATGGCACCAGTCGTGGTGTCAGCGATTGCGCCGTTGACCGTCACGACCTGATCGGGCAGCTCGTCACGGAAGTTGTTGAACTTCGGGTCGTCGGTAGCTTCCGACGCCATCATTGCCAGCAGGGCCTGAAGCGGCGCATCGCCGTTGGGCTCAAGCATGGTGTAAAGTTCGCGGTAATTGGTCGGGCGGAAGTCCGTGGAAAACGTGCCCGTGCCGCGAACGCCGAGAATAGCCATAGTGGCCTCCTGTTTGTTCAGTGACTGTTTGGCTCCGCTTCTCCACCCGTCTCGGATCAACCTTCGAGGTCAGGCAGCATTCGGAAATTCAGAGGGCCGTGGCGCTCATGGCGGCAAACTAATGTTTGTCGAAAACTTTTTCGTCCGGTAATCTTCAGGATTATATTTTGTGCTCTCGGGGGACACATGCTCGTTCGTCAGGAAGGCATGCTTCGCATCGTCTGTGATGAGTGCGAGGCTGAGACATGGCCGTTCGAGGAGGCCGAATATGACGAGCTTATGCGGCACACAAAAGCCGCCGGCTTCTCGATGAAGGGGCGGCTCGAAAAGGGATCGCCAAACTGCGTTTGGGAAAATCTCTGCCCCGATTGCCAGGGCAGAGAGGATCGTTGGAGCGCCTTCCTGAAGAGGCGTTAGAGCTGCCGCTGACTGATCGTGCGGTCGGCGAACTCGGCGAAGTCCTTCTGCTCCGGCGACATCTGAGAGCCGCCGCCCATCGGGGCTTGGCCAGCCGTCGAGGTATAGGCGGTACGGCGCGAATGGATCTGCCGCATCCGCTCCATCTCTGGCGACTGCATGTTGTTGGCGAAGTCCTGCATGACCATGTAGGTCAGCTGCGGATCGACGAAGTCCTCGAAGCTGTAGCCGCGCTGCTGGGCGAACATCATGAAGTCGTTCGCGCTCTCGTCGGGCAGCTTGAGGGCGGCCTGCGCGCGGTCGAGATTGTTGCCGATGGTCGCCTGAATGCTCTGGCCCTGCTGCTGGCGGGACTGCTGCTGAGCGGTGCGGGCTGCGTCGACATGGCCGGCGCTCGCCCCCATGACCTGCTGCATCATGGCCATCATCTGGTGCATCCCCTCGGCCATCTGGCGCATATTGAGGTGCATGTCGCGATAGCCGGGCGGTAGCGTCGAGGCGTTCTCGGTCTCCCAACGGGAGAAGTCGTCGTCGCTCACGGGCGTGGCGCGCTCCTGTCGCTTGCCTGGCTTCGACGTGCCGTCGCCATCCGGGTCGTTGATGCCGCCCTTACCGAACTGCGTCTGACCGCCGCCGCCTGCTGCGAGCTGCTGGAGCGTCTGAGCCAGCTCGGCCGGCGACATGTTCGGGTTTGACTGCAGGAAGTTCTCGATCACGTCCGTGACCGGCTTCAGGGTGGCGTGCTTGTGGTTGAGCTTGGAGTAGCGTTCGGCCATGCCGAGGATCTGCTCCTTGCTCATGGCGCGCTTCTGGCCATTGGGCAGGTCGAACTCGAAAATTGGCGACGCGCTCATCTCCTTGGCTTCGGAGGATGGCGCGCCCTTCTCCTGAGCGTTACCTTCAGGAGTGGACTTTTCATTGGCCTGCGGGCCATCAATCGCGGCGATTGCGCGGCGGGCGGTTTCATCGAGAGGCATCGGTCTCTTCCTTCGCGGGTTTCATCGTGTCGGCGATCCTGAGCTGAAGCTCCAGGTCTTTCTTGATCATGCCCGGCAGCCCGGTCATGAGATCGATTGCGCGAAGAGTGGCGCGGTAGAAGTCCAGCTCTTCGCGGGTGGTGGTGGGGGATGATGTGAGGGCTCGGGTTGCGATCTCTCGCTCTTTGGCCATGGTCTCGGCGAGCACGGCCCAGCCACGACTCTCGCCGAGCTTGGCCAGCTCTTCGATGTCCCGCCGGATCTCGGTGGCGGGACGGACTCCCATCAGCTCAGAGAGCGCATCCATTACTTGATCCTGAAGATGAGCTTGAGGATGCGGATGAAGATGTTGGTGGCCGCGCCGACGGCTGCATCTTCAGCGGCGTCCTTCACTTCTTCGACGGCATCCTTGATCGGCCGGGTGACAGAATTTGTCACCTTCGGCAGCGGCACGTCGAGTGGCTGCCCCTTGGCCAACGGGTTGTCGCCGTCGACGAGGAAGTCGATGGCCTCGTCCATTGTGCCCTGGTTCTTCCCATTCCTCTTCATGATTTCCTCCGCGTCGTGCTGGACGAGGCGGCGGTGCAGCGTGTCACGCGTCACTTTGCCGATGAGCCCGTCGACTTCGATGTGGTTGTCGGTCTGGAAGTGCATGATGCCCTGCTTGGTGGCCTCATAGCTGAGGATGACGAGTGCGGCGCGGGATGTGGCTTCGAGGCGCTTGTCGTAGTGGGTCAGGCCACCATTGATGATCCGGGTGATCATCTCGTCGTTGTTCTGCTGGGCATAATTGTTGAGGGTCTTGCCGGTGCGGTTGCCCTCGGACCAGAAGAAGACCGCCGAGAAGAAGGCCCACGGGAACTCGCAGAGCTTGGCCGGCTCCTTCACGAAGTCGGGGATCGGCGTTTTGACGATGCCGGATAGCGTCCGCTTGGCCCATTTGGTGAATGCGGCGTGGTTCGACTTGCCTGTCGTCTGGATGAGGCCATGGCCTTTGTAGAGCGGGCCGTCGCCGTCCTTGGCTGCGGTGTTGCCGAGATCCGTGCGGGACTCGTAGGCTTTGCCGCTGGCGTATTCCTGGGTGGTCTTGAAGTAGTCGCTCTCGACGGAGATCTGGCCAATGAAGCGGGCGAGGTTGACGCCCTGATCAAGGCCGAAGGTCGGGCCGAACGCATTGAGGTACTCGGCCGTGTTCTTCATGATCGAGTCCTGGCGCGCACGCATGGCGCTGCCGGGCTTCGTCATGGCCGCAGGACCAACGATGGCGACGAGGTGAGCGGGGGTAATCTCAAACATTTCTGTTCCTCGGGATGACAGTTGACCGAGGGAACATGCGCCAGTGTCTGAAGCTGGTCGTCCGGTTAACGATCAAAGAGACGATGCCCAAATCCACAAGGCGTCGATTTCTTCCGATGTCAGGCCGAGCACAACGGCGAGCGACTGCACCCATGGGTCGGTGCGGACAACCGTGCGCGCATATTCGAACTCGATGCCAGCCAGCGTGCGGTCTGGCTCTGGCAGCGCGTCGATGGCTGCGATCACATCATCAAGCAGGCCGGCGCTCAGAAGGCCGAGGCGAAATTGCCGCATGGTCAGGTCAGGAAGCCCAGGCGACGGGTTTAGGGCGGCACTGAGCGCGTCGTAGGCTTCCTGGTTGAAGATTGCCCACTCCCCCTCAATGAGCGTCATCAGACCAGGGAGAAACGCTTGGCCCGGCCCGTCAGTCTCCACGACGGTGTGGGTGCTTGGCCTGATATCCGGGGCGCGAAACGGGCTCGTCATGCCGCTATCAGCCATAACCGGCTCGACATCGAGCAGGTGGTGAACAATGCCAGTAGAGCTTTCCACTACTGCAAACATCATGCGGCCTCCATCAAAAGGTCCGTCGCCGAGATCGCGTAGCCGGCTGGTCGGCCATTATCGTTGGCAATGAGAGTGCCGTCGCCCTTCAGGAAGTAGCGCGTCTTTGGCGTCAAACCAGATCGCTGTTTGTCCAGCCCGCCTCGCAGAGCCACTTCCACGCTTTCCCCGTCGACAATCGACGCCTTCGCTACACCGATCCAATCGTCAGCGTTTGTCGTCTCGGTGGGGAAGATGAAATTGAAGGCCGTTAGCGTCGTTGCCGTGCCAGATGTCGGGTTCCAGTTGCCCAGATCGATGAGAGACCAGCCGGCTTGAAGCTGTTGCGCTCCATTGCCCGCGAGGGCGTTGTAGGTCGGGACAGCGCTGCGGACAAGCACGTCCTCTTTCGCCGTGAATGTGCTGCCGGAAATCAGCCCCGTTGCAACGTGGAACCGATTGTAATCGTTCGCGTCGACATATGTCATCGCAATATCGCCTGTGCTCGGGTGCGAATACAGCTCCATGAAGGAGGTGCCATTCGGGTTGACGCCTTCCGACAACCAAGGCGTTTGCGCCGTAAAGGAGATTGTCGTCCCAGATACGGTTCCGAGCTGGACCACGTACCCGCCTGCTTCGGCGCTTGAGGCGCCTACTTGCGGCGAATAGACGACCGCGATCTTCCCTGAGCTGGAGTTGTGCACGGCAACCGCTTTGGTGCCAGTCGGCATGCGCATAGCGCTCGCACTCACGGAGACGCTGGTATTGAACGTAGTGACGGTTCCAGAGAACGTCACCACGGTCGCCTGTAGAACAGCGATGGCGGTGGATGGCGTCGTAAAGACCACAACCTTCCCAGAACTCGGCTCGAAAGCGAGCGCCCATCTGACGCCCGATTTCGACTGCTCCACACCCACGGTGAATGTCGTTCCCGAAACGGTTCCGCAACGGGCTACCGTCGTGCTCGACCCATTGGTGCCAACGGCAATGAACCGGGCGTTCGCACCATCGTAAAAGAAGTCGGTCTGAGCAAAGGTCGTTGAGGGTCCGATAATGACAGGGCTTCCGACGCTAAATGTCGTTCCCGAATAAGTGGCGGCAACAACCCTACCGTTCGCAGGCTGGGTCTCCGCCAGGTACAGGATGACCCTGCTTCCATGCGTATCGTCATGGAAAATCTTGATGCCCGCCGGCGAAGTGAAAGTGGCGCTGGTTGCCGTCGCACCCAAGGTAATGGTTGTGCCCGAGATCGTCCCAACCTTGAGACTCACAACCGAAGACGCATTCGGCCATGTCACAATGATACTTGTTCCGGCCGCATTCCAGCACACGTCGCCGTGAGTCAGGGGGTTCGAGTTGCTATCGACGGTAACTGGAGTGCCAAAAGTGATCGTTCCGTTCGATACTGTGCCGACGACGACATAGAGCGTTCGCGGCACCACTTGATCGAGATAGATGATTGCGAGCTTGCCGGATGTAGCGTTGTAAGACGCACCGTAGACGCGGAAGTCTGTCGACACCGAAAGCTGAGTGTTGTCCGCTCCGAGGGCGGCAAGCGTCTCGGTGCCGGTGACGACCTCAACCTTGCCGTCAGAGCGCAACGCCACAAACTGGCCGGCGGTGATTGCGCCGGACGCCACGAAGGTCTTATGCAGCTCCGTTGCTTTGGGCAAGTCTGTGGCGATGGTCGCCGCGATAGCGGCGACATCTGCGCTCTCGGCCTTCGACTCCAAGTCCTTCACATGTTCCGGCCCCATCAGACCGGCGAGGTTCCGCGTCGCTACGTCCAACATCAGGCGGTCATCCTTTGCAGTTCAGTCGCGGACACGGCACGCGGCCAGTAAGTCAGACGAGAGATGCGGCCGTTCAACAAGTTGCCCAAATCCCAAGGATTACAGCCGATTGACAGACGGGAAGATGTCGGCAATGCGAAAGTCGTATCTTGCCCATAGTCAACGCCGTTAACTGCTAGACGCGCCGCCGATGAGGAATAGCTGATAGCAACCTTTGTCCGGGTGCCGGTATTAGATATTCCCGCAACATTCATTCCAACGCCCGCGCCGGACGCAAGATTAACGGGAGTTGGCCCAAGTGTTAAATAGATCGAGTTATTGAAAGTCGTGTCACCAAAACCAAAAACAACTTGAGCCACCGCTGTCGACACCGCGATGAACTCAGCATAGAAGGCACCTTCTTTTTGGTTGAAAAACTCAGTGAAATCAGACCCGCTGATAACCATGCCGTCCGCATTGCGGGCCACGGTGGCAGAAGTGGTCGGGACATAGGGGACCGGAAACGAGGTGGCCGTGAGCTGAGCACCCCAGACGTGCACATACTCTCCAGACACGTTGTCGGAACCCTGCCCTCGGACATATACTCGATTGACCAGCTGCGTGGCCGTGTCAGAGCTTATGGTCAGCGAAACCCTGACCCATCCATCCGCCAGTATATCAAGCGAACTGGCCAACAAGATCGCTCCGCCCACCACCATCGAAGGAGTTGCTCCCCAGGTGATGACTGCCGTTGCTTCAGCATAGGGAGCCACGCGGAAAAAGTTCACAAGACTGGTTGGCGATGTTCCTGCCTTGAGAAAAACTGAGAACGTGTAGACGGTTGCCGTGGAAACGTTAATCGTCTGGTTGATCAAGCATGTGTTGGGGGCACCACTTGCCGATGAAACCAAGCGGTCCGCCGTCGTTGTCCCATCTGGCGCGGCAATCGCATTTGCCGTCACCGTCGCATTGAGCTTTCCCCAAGCTGCATTGTCGAACTCTTGAGATCTCAGCAGCAGGTTCGTATAGGCCCCATAGAACCCGGTGCCGAGCGCGGTGCCGGCCGAGAAATCAATCACCGGCTCATTGGCGACCGTGGGCACAAGAATGCCTTTGCCGTTCTGGCGATAGCCTCCTGCGGTCGCACGCGTGAGGTTGCCGGAAAACGGTGCGCCGTTGATGTTTCGAAAGTCGAAGCCCAGCGTCGGAGCAACCGTGGTGACATCGGTCGGGTCAAGGAAGACAACGCCAACTTTGCCATTAATCGAATATACCGGGCCGGCCGCGATGGACGCCGCCGACGCTGCTGCGGCAGCCGCAGAGAGAGCAGCGGCCGCAGCGGACGCAGCTGCGTTGGCCTCAGAGACGTCGGCCGCGTCGGCAGAGGCGTCGGCGGCCGAGGCAGAGGCAGCAGCCTCTCCTGCCTTTGTGGTCGAGATGCCGGCCTGTGTGCTGGCGATGCCCGCTTGCGTCGTGGCGATGCCAGCCTGCGTGGTCGCAGTCCCGGCCTGGGTCGTGGCCACGTCCGCATGGTCAGCAGCGATGGCCACCTGAATTTCGCAGGCGGTGATGAAGCTCTGGAAGCTTGTCGTGGTGATATCGGTCCAGCCGGCCTCGGGGTCGACGAAGTCGCCGATCCGAACCTGAAACACGCCTGGTTCGAGAGGGTCTTCACGGAACTGAAATACGTCTGTGCGGTATGCGCCAGTGCTGTCAAAGATGTCGGAAAGCAAGTCACCGATGGAGCGACCGCCCTTCTCCGCCGCCTCAAGATAGGCGTCGAGGATCGTTTCCCCGTTGGACGAGGATCGGAAGCGGACCTGATCGGTGCGCGGCTTCGTCATTCTTGGGCGGCCTCCACTTTTGCTTCATCGCGCATGATCCGCGCCACCTGAGCGCGGGTCAGGATTTCGATGGTCTTCTGCGAGATCATCCGCTCGTTGTTGCGGACCTTGATCGAGAGGTCGTCGAGGCGTGCGCCGGTCGCATCGAAGGTCTCGGCGAGCGCGGTTGCGATCTGGACATTCTGCTCACGCAGGAACTCGACGTCCTTGCGAAGCTCCTCGATCTCACGGCGCATCCGGTCGAACGGGGCTTCCTCGGTCGTGGCCAAGGCGCGCAGCTGGCGGGCTTCGCGTGCCGCTTCCTTGGCTGCTTCGCGGGTGGCTTCAGTGGGGTCGGTCATGCTGCTGCCCTTCCTCGTCCTTGCAGGGTGGATTGAGAGACGAGGTTGCCGCGCTCGACCTGGCGAGCGAGCTGCTCCTGCGGCATGACCGTCGGATTGGAGCCGCGCATGCGCTCCATCATCGAGATCTGCTGCTGCGGAGAGAGGCCCTTGGCCTGACGTTCCTCGTCTGAAATTCGGAAGCGGTCCAGATCCGAGACCCCCATCGAACGAACCGCTTCCTCGGCCATCTGGCCGATATTGTACTCCATGTCCAACCCGGTCTGGTGGACCACCTGCATGACGTTGACCCACGTCTCTGGCGAGCGCGTGGGTTCGATGGGGAGGGTGCCGTCGATGACGAGGTAGTCGATGTTGCCCTGGAGTGCCTGAATGTCGACGTCGATGTACCCATCCTTGGCCATGGCCACGAGCTGGGAGGGCATCTGGTCGTTGACGCGAATGGATGCGTCGAATGTGATTGCGTCCTGAATGTTGGAGACCATCATCTCCACCATCGGCCGGATCGTGAGCGCGGACGTGATGCGCGAGGCGACGCCGAGGCGCTGCGAGCCGAGCTGGGTCAGGCGCGCGATCTCGGTGGCCGAGCGGACGTCGGAAGTCGGGACGCCCTGCTGCGCGTCGGACGCGGCCGACATGCGCTGCTTGAGGTCCGACAGAGCCATGATGTCCTGCCAGTGGCCACGCGTGACGTCGGGGACGTTGGCGATGAAGACGCCGTCGCCCGGTTTGACGCCCGGCAGAGTGCGGACGATGCCCCACGGGTTCCGCTCGATCAGGTCGGGGATGTTGACCTGCGTCGGATCGGCGAAGATCAGGTTCGAGAGCGCGGCGCGGACGTTGTCGATGCGCGACCGCAGCAGCCAGGTGGCCATGTCATGGAGCGGGAGCAGCAGATCGTACAGGCTCTGGCCATATGTCTTGTGGACGTCATGGTAGAGCGAGCCGTAGACCATCGGGAACTGCCGGCCGTAAGGCGAGAGCTGGAGCCGGATGATGTATTTCTCGTCGAGCACGGTGGCCACGACCCAGACGAGGCCATAGTTCGGCAGGCCAAGCTCGTAGCCGGACAGGATGAACCACGCTTCGTCGATGATGTGGCTGTCGCCGACCTTGAACGACGAGGTCGAGGTGCCGCTGAGGTTCTCGGTGGGGTCGACGGAGAGGCCGCGACCGGCCTGCCAGACGTTGGTGTGCGAGAACCACGAGAAGCGCCCTGCCCCGGTCGGGCATTCGTGGAGCTTCCGGTATTTGGCCAGCTTCGGGTAGAGGCCGGTGCGCAGCAGCTGAGAGATCGAGGCGGGCGATGACAGAACGACGAAGCTCATGTCGTTCCAGTTGCCCCACGGCACGCGCGGGTCGGGGAAGGTCAGGCGCGGGTTGGCGTTGTGGATGATGTTTTGATTGCGTTGGCCATCCCAGGTGATCTTGGTCGGCGCGAAGCCGTAGCGAGCGGAGTCCAGAAGGAGCTGAGCGAGCCGCGCTTCGCCCCCGGTGCGGCGCATCTGCTGGTGCAGCACGCGCTCAAGGAGCATGGCCGGCTTGCGCGACTTTGCATTCAAGCCTTCGAGCTGGAACATCGGATTGCGGCCGGCGAGCGCGGCCATCTGGTAGGTGATGACGGTGTCGGTGATCGCGCGGGTGTCGCCGATCACGGCCTTTTCGCGGAAGTCGGTGCTCGTCGGGTCGACATAAACGTCGTGCGCCTGGTCGGCGGCCTTCCAGCTGTCGTAGCGCTGCGAGATCTTCGAGTGGGAGACGTCGGCCAGCGCCTTGATGTAGCTGACGAGCTTGGCCTCCTGCTCCTGGTCGAGAGCGTCGGAGATGTCCTCCATGTCGAGGAGAGCCTGAACAACCCTCGGAGTCTCCGAGAGGTCGAGGACCATCCGGCTCTTGTCGTAGGCGGTCTGTTCCGCAAGCTTGTAATCAGGCTGGGTCATGGTCGGCAACATGAATTGCCGACCATTGTGAGTCGTCCGGTTATAGGGGTTCTTCGCACAGCATCATCGAAACGTAAGCGCCAGTGACCGGCGGGTCTAGCTGGAGGCAGACGCCACGAAGGTTACATCGGGGTCATGCGGCGCGGTGGTAGGAGGATCGATGATGCCGGGAAGGAGCGGCTCGGTCGTCCGCACTTCGGGAGAGAGGTCGACGGTCATCACCATGGTCGGGCCGCCAGAGAAGACGTCGTGCTGCTTGGCCGCGTCGACCGCCTGGATCGCGGTAGCGCCCATGGCCATGGCCCCCATGGCGTAGTCCTCGCCGGATCCGATTGCGAAATATTGGCCAGAGAGGGGGCCGGAGAACCGGCTGTGGCCGGCATAGTAAAAGACGTCGCCGCCCGGCAGGACGACTAGGGATTGGGCGTCGAGCTTTTCGGTGAAGACGTGGTCGATCCCGTTCTTGTCGATGAGCGAGAAGAGAAGCTCGGAGTTGCCGGGGTGGATCGATGAACTGGCCATCATGCCGCCGTTGGCCAAGCGTTTTATCTTGGTTTTGAAGCCCATCGGCCGGCGGTCGCCAGAGTAAGCGCGGCTGTCGGCGGCCATGATGCCGTCGCGGTAAGCGATTGTGGTCATCCGCAGACCCCCGTGCACACAGGGATCACTACAGCGCTCTTGAAGAGCCAGCCGGCGAGCGCGCCGAAAGCGATGGCACCGATTGCTGCAAGGAATGCTTCGATGTGATTACGCATCATTCACCCCATTGTTTGGCGGGCGTTAAGCCCAGCTGGCCTGCGATGGACTTGCCGTAGACGCCCTCGATCCCCTTGCCGGGGACGAGCGGCGTGAAGCGGTTGAATTGGTCGATGAGCATCTCGGGCGTGATGGAGGTACGCGCGAGTTCGTGGAGAAGGAGCGACAGGGCGTCGACCTGGTCGTCGAACGCGCCGGACGGGAACTGCTCGATCTCGGTCAGGAAGTCGCCGATCCACGAAACGTCGAGGTCGGGGTCGTCGCTGTCCTTGTGGGGCAGGAAAACACGGCCGCCTTCGATGAGCGGGAGCACGCTGGCGAGGTGGACGACCTTATCGCCTGGCCAATTGCGCGCGATGATCGAGAGGCCGGACTCGTTCCTGAGTTCCTGAACCAGGCTTTGGCCAGAAGCTTTGTCCTCGACGACGATGGCGCGCAGATTTCGCGGCCGCCAGAGGGCGTTGAGCGAGATGAGCTTGGCCTTCAGCTCCGGGAACGGCAGCCGGGCGCGGACCATGCCGAGGACATGGATGTCACCCTTGGCCGTGATGCCCCCGATGGCCAGAGCAGAGTAGTCATTGACCGTCCGCTCCTTGAAAGCCGTGTCGGCGGCGATCAGGATCGAGTGGTAATAGGTCTTGGAGACGCGGAAATCCTTGGGGAGCCACTGCCACCAGTGCGATTTGACCATGTTGCCGCCCTCGACGAGCGGCTGCTGCTGGTAAAGCGCGGCGAAATCGCGTTCGGAGCGGGACTTCTGGCGCAAAAGGTAGGAAACCGGGAAGCGCTCGGGCCAGAGAGCCTTGTATTGCTTGATGCCGGGGGTGTGCGGGTCCGGCGGAAGCTCCGTCAGGCCCTGATAATAGACGTGCATCCACTCGCCCTCGCCCCATTCCGGCAGCTTGGCCAAGCGCCCGGCCGGATCGTCGGGGTGCCAGCGGGTCAGCGTCATGATCTGGATGGGCTGGAGGCCGTCTTCCTCGGGTTCGAGGCGCGACCAGAAGGCCGAGGTGATCTGGTCCCAGACGAATTTGCGCGTTGCGGCGCTGTCGGCTTCCGAGCGGTTCTTGATCGGGTCGTCGATGATGAGCGCGTTGGCCGGTCGGCCCGAGGTGGTGCCGTCGAGACCGATGGCGTAGTAGGCTCCGCGGTCGGTGGTCTTCCATTCGTCGGAGGCTTTCTTGTCGGCCGACATCTGGAACTTGGGGAAGATCTTGCGGAACTCGGGCGTGAGCGCGATGGCCTTCGTTTCGCCGCCGAAGTCCTGCGCCAGCGTGGCGTTATAGGCCGAGACCATCACCTTGCGCTTGGTGTTGCGGCCCATCAGGTAGGCGGCGAAGTTGATCGTGCCGTAGTGGGTCTTGGCGTGGCGCGGCGGGAAGTTGGTCAGGAGGTTGTAGACCGGCTTCTCGGTCACGGGGTGGATCAGGGTCCGCTTTTCGAGCTTGTCGAGGAGCCGGATGAAGTCGAGCTGGAACGGCGCGAAGGTCCGCTTGGGGTACATGAAGCGGATGAAGCCCTCGAACGATGACTCCGCCCAGCGGATCGCGCCGAGCTGCTTGGCCAACGGGTCTTTCGAGGACAGGAGGCGGTACAGCTCCGTGTCGAAATCGTCCGGCAGATCGGGCGGGAGGATGAGCGGGTATGTCACTTGCCGCCTCGCAGGGCGTAGACCTCCGCGAGCGACTTGCCGGCGACGCTACGTGATTTCGGTGGGATGCCACCGAATGGGATAAGGCCGGTGAAGGGCGAGCCTCCGTGCCACGGCGGGGATGGCGGCGCGACGCCGATGGGCGAACCGACCATCATGTCTTCGAAGGGTGATGGGGCGACGACGGTCTTGGCCTTCAGCTCGTAGAGGTCGTTCATGGCGTTACGCAGCGCGGTCTTGAGGAACTCGTTTTCCTCGCGCAGCTCGTATTCCTTGGCCGATGGCTCGCTGGTGACGACGGGCGCAGCCGGCGCGTCGAGGTCGTCGGGCATGACCATGAAGGGCTGGACGTCTTCGTGGCGAGAGCCCTCCTCGCAATCGAACCAGTGGATCTGGCCCGTCGCAGAGAAGACGCCGTATTGGCATTGCGTGACGCCGAACGTGTCCGTGACATCCCGATAGATGTAGAGCTTGCTGCCTGCGCGGTAGATGCGGGGCATGGAGAAGGTCGGGTATTCTCCAGCCGCGCTCATTGCAGGGCCGCCTTCTGAAGGATTGCCTGGAGGTAGGCGTCTGCGATCTCACCGCCGAGCTGCTTGTCGACGAGATGGCGGGACATCACGGCCAGCATGTGCGCGCGGATGGCGTAGCGGCGCTTTTCAGGGGGCACGGCCGACAGATCGAATTGGGCCATGGCCTGCGCGAAGTCGCGGAGCGAGATCGTGGTGGCGAGGGTCGAGCCGCCCTCGTCAATCGTCTTCTTGTTCCGTCTGTTCAGGACCGACATCTTGCACCTCTTTGTGCTTGCCGTGATCCCTCGTGGTCGATGGGCCGATGAGACGAGCCCGTTGGGCTGCGGCCTCCAGCTCTTCCCGCGACATGTCCGAGGGGTCTTTCGGCTCGGGGGTTGCTGAGAGATTGATAGAGGCTGAGACGGAAGGGATCGTCCGGTTGAGAAGGCCAAGGAAGAGGGTCACTTGATCCTTCGACCAATGGGTCGCGCGGCGCGGCGTCTTGCGGCCCGGCGTGGGCACGGGCGTGGCGGACAGGAAGTCGTTGGCCGTTTCGAGATGAGAGAGCACGATCTCGGCCATCCTGCGGGTGACAGGGTTCTGGAGCGAGGCGATCTCGATGGGGCCGGGAGATGCTGGCACGGCTGGCACTGCGCTGGCTGGGGCGGCCGGGGCGGAGGTGGGTTCTGGGATGTGGGTGCTTTCTGTGGAAGCCGGCGGAGCCGAAGACGGCGTAGCCGGCGGCAGGAGGATATCGTCGTCGTCCGAGGGCATGGAGGTCTCCTTCAAATGGCGGCGTAGCGTGCGCCTGATGGCCAGGGGGTGGATGAGGAGTGATGAACCGAAGTTGAGCCCGTAGTCGTCCGCGAAATTGCCGGTCAGATACCAGGGCATGACGTCGTGGTAGTGGAGGTCGCGGGCACGCAGGAGGTCGGGCGGCAGGGCGTTGGGCGGGACCAGGCGCAGCATGGCGTAGAGGCGGAACGCGAAAGGGTTTCCGGGCTCGTAGGTTTTGCTGAAGGTTCGTTGGCGGGTGACGGCCAGGAGATCGTTCAGGAAGAGATGGATGGCCAGCTGGCAGATTGTTGAGCAGGGCGGCGGGGTCTCGGGGACGGACGAGATCGCGGGGCGGCCGCACACCGGGCAGGAGGTGGAGGCGTAGCCAACGCGGCGGCGGTAGGACGATGGCGATGGGTCGTAGATGGTTCGGCGGTTGGCCACGATGGCCACGTAGGGCGAGCGGGCGGGGAGGTGCCGGATGTCGCGGAGGATGTGGAGGGACTGGTTCGTTGAGGCGAGCTGGGACGAAAGGAGGAAGTAGAGGGAGGGCACGCGCTTGCCGGCAGGGATGACCTGCCACAGGCGTGAGGTGTGGTTGAGCAGGGGGGAGAGGGTGAGGCGGGGGTAGTTGTCGCGCATGTACGCATGAAGACAAAAGGGTGGGGGTGGGTCGTCCGCGAAAGGGCGCGCTGGGCGAGTTGTGGCGGCGAGCGGATTGTGCGGCTGCTCCTAGAGAGTCCCGGCTTCGCGCGATGGGAACCCAACGGCGAAGGTGCACCCCGCCCCCTCCCCTTACGCATGTGGGGCCTTTTTCGGAGAAAAAGGGGGTGGGGGTGGCACGAGATCCTGCACGAAGGTGGCTAAGTCCCTGATAAATCAGGGCTTAGGACTCCCTTGCTAGGGGAGTTCGGCCTAATGTCCACCAAACCCATAGGGTTTGTTCCCGCTATCGGGACGACCGTAATATCCAATCGGATATACCGCCTTGGCCACTCACCCCACGCTACGTGCGAAGTAGTATTTGATGGCAGATCGTCGAACGGTTCGACGGTCGAGCAACCGCCAACACGAAAGGCGCACACCATGCACGCACATTACGCCAACATCCGCTACCTCGGCCTCAACGGGCGCGTCAAGGGCACGAACCAAGCGCCCCTGCGCATCCTGGGCGACAGCCTCGCCGTCAAGGTCAAGGGCTTCATCATGCCCGTCATCGCCATCGAAGATGGCCACGCAATCGTGGACGCATCGGCCAAGGCCGAGACCGCCATCGCACAGACGCCGAAGACCCCAACGGGGTCTTGGGACTATGCAGCGCTCGACGAGCTTGCGCCTGTGATCGCCGAGCCGTGGGACTTGCCCGAACTCAAGGGCCTGACCTTCGTGGGTACTCGCGCCGATGCCACCCGCTCACGTTCTGGCGAGCGTCACCCGAAGGCAAAGCCCGAAGGGCTTCGGCTCTCGGCCAAGCCGGCCGTGACCAAGACCGCCACGCCGAAGGCGCGCACTGCTGCACCGGCTGAGCCGAAGGCTCACGTCGACGCCGACATGGCAATCGCCTACCTCGCCTCGCTCTCGGGCGAAGGCATGGCCGCGCTGATCGCCAAGCTCAACGCCGCCAAAGCCGAAGGCTCCAAGCGCACCAAGCGCACAAGCGTGAAGGTCGCCAAGCGGTAACACCCGCGACCAACCGAACGACCAATGGCCTGCGCCCTCAGGGGCGTGGGCCTTTTTGCGTTTGCAGCGCCTGCACCACGGCGCGCACACCACGAACGAAAGGCACGACAATGCACAACACACACGACGAGCGTGATATCCAGCGCGATATCGCGGAGGCCAACGAGCGCCTGCGTCAACGACGCATCCGCATCGAGACGATGACCAAATCCATGCCGGCCAACAGGCCCATGAGCACGCTGGATGCAGCGATTGCGAGCGTCATCTTCGTGACCATCATCCTCGGCATCGCCGCCATGATCGGAGGCAAGCTGTGATGGTCGCACACAACGACAACTACGCCCGCGTGAGCCACGAGCTTGTGATCCGCGACCGCCACAACAGGATGCTCGGCTACACGACGCGGGTCATCGACAAAGACGACGCGGGACGCCTGAGCGTGGTCGTTGCCGGCCGACGGCTCGACGTCAAGCGCGACGAGCAAGGCGAGCACAGCATCACGCTGGTGCTCTGAGCCCACGACACGAACGACGACCAACTGGCTCGGCCCTCACGGGGCTGGGCCTTTTGCCGTTTGTCACAACACCACACGGAGCACGACACATGAGACAGTACACCAAGCGGAAGAAGATCACAGTTCGTGACGTTGGCCACACGGCTACGCTGCACATCAAGCGCGTTGCCAGGCCCGCCGATGAGATCGACGAGCAGGCACGCAAGCTGATTGCGAGTGGCTGGACCAAGCCCACGAAGCGCGAGCCGGTCGACGAGCTGGAAGGCGCGATGACATACACGGTCTATCGGGGCGAGAAGCCGAAGAAGGCGAAGCCCGTTGATCGGGACATCGTCGTGGTCAAGCGCAAGAGGGGCGAGCGCGAGAGGCACGGCAAGATGTTCACCCATGGGAAATGGGTGGACTAACGCGACAACGGGCACGACGTGCACTTTGTGCACTTTGTGACATGGGATTTTGTGGGTCGGCACCTTCGGGTGTCGGCCCTTTTTGCATTTGTGGGTTTGGCACTATGGACAACAGGTGCATATTGTGTCACCCATAGGAACAGCACGACACACCACAGGAGCATAACGATGTCGACCTACAACATGGTCAATGGCACGCATCCCTTTGCGGGAGCGGTGCTTACGATGCTGGACAAGGAAGCCGATTGGTTCCCTCGCTTCCGTGACGCCTACATTCTCAGGGATCCAGCGCGTCTCGTCGTGATGACGCGGACTGGCGAAGGCAGCTGGGCCGACGAGGACACGGTCGCCAAGAACAAGGACATCGAGGCGTTGCCCGGCTTCATCGAGGCCAAGAACGACAGCTTCGACAAGACCTTCCGGCACTTCTACTTCGAGGTGCCGGAGGAATATCGCGAGCGCACGGCAAACGTCATCAAGATGGTCGTGGACGAGGAAGGCATCGACCACGACAAGCTCTTCCGCAACCCCATGAACACGTTCGTCGAGCGTGTCGAAGCAATGGGGAGGAAGTGATGGCGACCGTCCCGAACAATTCAATCCACCCGAACCGCTTCAGGGCGGCCAAAATTGGGGCCGAGTGGTTCGCCAACTTCTACTATGCCGAAGGCGATAGCTATTACGGCATGGCCCACGACAATCGCGCGATGGCTCAGCGCATGGCGCGCTCGAATGTCGATCCGCACGTCGTCGCCTACCGCATTCGCATCATCAAGCGCGATCCGGCCACGTACCTGGATCGGCTGATTGCTGCGGCCGAATGGACGCTGAGGCAAGCGTATGAGAAGTGGCAGGACGGTGGCGGCGCACGAAGTGGCACGAACTTCGAGGCGTGGAGCGCCGCTCATGGTCGGCTCTTCGCGCTGCAACACCGCAGACGCTGCAAGAGCCTGCCGCCTCAGACCCCTGTTCTCAGTTACGACCTACCGGCCGACGTCGCCGAGCAGATCAAGCGCAAGCGAGCGGCCAAGTCTGAGCGCGATCCCAATTGGGTCGACAGAACCGAGGGCTTCACCGAGACGGCCAAGCCTTTTCGTTTGGCCGTCCCGCATCGTGGCGACATGAGCTTCCTCATTGGCTCGGCGCACCTGGAAGGGTTGAGGTTGCCGCACACGACCGGGATCAAGGACGATCCCGACGTCATGCGCTTCGGCAGCTACGCAGAGGCGGTCAGGTGGGCTCGCGGCAACCTCGATAAGAGTGCCCTGCCAAGGCTTCTCGTTGTCTACGACAATGGCACATACGCGCCAGTCGACCTGAACAGCGAGGACTATCACGTTCGTGAAGCCATGAAGGCGCAGCACCCTGCCACGAGCGAGCGTGATTGGGATAACGAGATCACGCCAGAGAATGGCTGGAAGTTCTCGCAGGGCTCGCGTCCTCGCGGGCTCAACGACAACGACGCGTTCGAGTTCGTCCGCATCTATAAGGGCAAGTGGGAAACCATCGGCACCTTGACCGCACGAGAGTTCAATTGGGAGCTTTGGTGCCACTACAGGCCGGTCGACAAACCTCTGCTCGCCTCCGCAGCTGACGTCGGCACGGCCAAGCCAGCTACACCCGCCGATTATGTCGGCAGCATCGCTGACGCCATGCTGAAGGGGGTGCTGCCATGAGGCAGGCTCTCGCGAGCATGGCCATGGGTTGGTTTCTGATCCTCTCTGGCTGGGAGAACTCGACGCCCATCATCGTCGACGAATACGCCAGCCAGGAAGATTGCCAGCAGGCGCGATACAGCGCCGGCATCAGCCACTTCAAGATGGCCTGCATCCCCTCGGCCGAAGCGGTCGAGGCTCAGAAGTAATCACCACCACGGAGCACGACAATGCAGAACATCATACTCGGAGCAGCGTGCGCGCTGTTCGTCGCCTCGTTCGTCAACATGGTCATGGCCGGCAAGGGCTGGAGGAGCGACGCCACCGACCGGCTCAACGACAAGGGCAAGGTTGTTGAGCGCAGCGGGCTCATGGTCGTCACCGACCACGGGACCGGCGTCCAGTACGTCGTCCTGCCCATGGCCGGCATGACCGTGCGCGTCGACAAAGACGGCAAGCCAATGGTCGCCGGCAAGTAATCACCACACCACAACAGGAGCACGACAATGGGATTTGTCATCGGAGTTATTTTGGGCGCTGCCCTCTGGCACTTTGGGAGGGACATCGCCATCGCAATGTGGAACGGCGCGCCACCACGGACGCCGCAGCCACCGAAAGAACCGGCCAAGCCAGAGGACAAGGCGCAGGAGCCCGTTGCCGGCGGCGTCTATGTGCGGTTCGTCGATGCGAAGAGCGGGCTGGTCTATCTGAGGGATCATCCGACGATCCCGTTCTCGGCGGGCATCGGCCACGCTTCACGCTTCAACACAATCGAGCGGGCGACCAAGGCGATGGCCCGTCAGTTCCCTAGCTACACTGGCTACTACGACGTGATCGACCAGCATGGGAACATCTGGTTCCAGCAGGGCGCAACGACGGCGGATGACAGCTTCTCCGCCAAGATCGGCGACGCCATGCTCAAGGACTACCTGCCATGAGCGGGACGATGGAGCAGCATCTGGAGAAGATGCGCCTGGAGAACGAGAAGCAGCGCCTCGGCATCATCGAAGGCACGCTCATGGGCCTGCTGATTATCGCCGGCATGGGCGTGGCCGCCACTCTCATTGGCTACCTGATCGTCAGTGGAATGGACACGGAACTGGTCGACGCTCTGGAAGAGTGCGGCCAGATCACGGTCAAGTGGGATCAGCGTGGCGAGTTCGACAAGAGCGTCGAGAACAAGTCGGTCGACGAGTGCCGGGCCAAGGTGTTCGAGCACTTCAAGGAGGCGACGCCATGAAGCCTCCCTTCGACGAATGGTTCAAGGGCGAAGTCCGCACGATGGTCAATGATGCGAGCAGCAAGGGCTTGCTGCCAGCGTTCAAAGACGAGAACTCAATCGACGAGCTGGTCACACAGGAGATCAATCAGATGTCCAACGTGAGCATCATCGAAGCCCTCTCTGAATGGATGGCTCTGCCCGACGAAGCCTGACAACACGCTCTGCGAGGGGCGTGAGAGCGCCCTTCATAGAGCCGGTTGGCTCACCACCACGAAAAGGAAAGCACGATGTTTAAGGAAGTGGAGAAGGGTGTCTTCAGCCCAAACCTTGAGATCAAGGGGGTGCGGGTCAGCCGCGTCAACGGGTCGATCAGGATCGTCATCGATCGCGGCCTGTTCAAGCAACTCGGCGAACCGAAGTTCGTCAAGATGCTGAGGGGCGACGGCGAACACGAGGGGATGGTGGCCATGATGCCGATCAGGGCGAAGGTGGCCAACGCCTACACCATGAACAAAGCCAATCGCTCGATCAGCATTAGCCCGAAGCGGTTCGGCGTCGAGTACCGTGGCAAGGCCAAGGTCGTGCCCCACGAAGTGACCGAGGACGGATTGGTTATTGATCTGAGGGGGCTGGTCTGATGCGGGACAAGATGACGGCGGAGCAGATCGCCGAACACACGGCCAAACGCAAGATCCTGCACGACCACGCCAGGAACGGCACGATCATCGAGAGCGGGTGGCAATCGCTGGTCGATCAGACGCTCAAGGGTGCCGGCGAGCGCCAGTTGCAGCTGATGCGGATGGCCTTCTTCTGCGGGGCCAAGCACTTGCAAGCGGTCTTGTTGGGCGGCGTCGCCCTCGACATGGAAGAAGATCAAGCCGACCTCGACATGATGGACAGCATCGACGGGGAACTGGACCGCTTCATCACCGAGTACATCGCAAGCATCACGCCCGGCGCTGGCCGGGCATGAGCAACACCACGACACGAAAGGATACGACGATGACGATCAGTGCTGAGCACGAAGGCATGAAGAATATGGTGGCCGACGTCACGAAGAGGTTGCTCGGGGAGTTCGACGACCTGGGCAAGGCTGACCCGATGCGGGCTACAGCCATGGCCATGACGGGGTTGGGCGCAGTGAATGCTGCGATCATCGCATCGCTGTTTAAGAGCACGGGCGACGACCTGATGGACGACGTGATCGTGAAGCTGGCCGAGCAGACGAGGCGCATCATCAAGTCGTATGAGACGGGGATGCTTGAGCCGTCCAGCGAGAAGATCGGGGACATACCGAAGAGCATGGCCGCAGCCATGCTGCTGAAGGAGGCCGGCGGCGTCCCGTCTGCCGAGCCCGGCGTCGTTCAGTCAGCCATGAAAGTGCTGATGGAGGATGCTCAGGACGAGGACAACGTGAAGGTCACGGCCAAGATGATCAAGAACTTCATCGCCCTGATCACCAGCTGGGTCATCCTCCAGACCAAGGACGAGGGGCGGCAGGTGATTTGGGAGGCCATCAAGATGGGTGCCGATCTGATGTTGAAGGAAGCCCCGCCTCGGGAAGAGATCCTGAAGCAGGCGGAAGCGCTGAAGCACTGACACCAACGAGGGCGGTTCGCCGCCCTCCCCTACACCACATCACGAGGAAATCGAAATGGATCCGAATGATATCGACGCCGAGGCAATCTTCGGCGCGCTCGAAGGGATCGTGCCGGCAGGAGAAGTGAGCACGGTCATGACCCTCACCGGGACAAAAGACGACGGGAGCGGCGCGCTCAGGATCGTGTCGACGGTGGATCAGGACGCCTCGATACTGGCGTTTAAGCTG